TCTAGAATACGAAATAAAACATTAAATACAGTTGATAACTTAAGCAATTTATCTAGTTCATGTAACCTTGTCTCCTCTTCTCTAAATACTTTGTCGTCATCATATTTGACTTTTTCTAGTTCTTTGGAAGAAAAAGTTGAAATAAAAAATAGTGTTTATATACAAACAGGTTTATTTGTTTCTGGTAATGTGACACCACTAGAGGATAATAAATATTCGATTGGTAGACTCGCTAATACATTATATGAAGTCGAGCAAAGATATTGGAAGAATATTTATTCTTATACCAGTTCTGCTGGTTTACTTAACTCAACTAATATTGCTGTTAGTGAAACGGCATCAATTTCATCTATAGATGCAGATATTATAAATGTTGATAAAATAAAATTTAATAACTCTAGTACAGATGCATTTTTGGATGACTACGAAGAGGGGGAATATACGCCATTAACAGGGTCGTATCACAGCTTTCAGTGGACAAACGTAGAAAATGTAACTGGTAGATATATAAAAATTGGCAACTTGGTAACAGTTTGGATAACATTAACTGGTACTTCTGCTATAGATTTTGCCGCAGGCGCATATGTATCACTACCTATGCGCGGAATTAATGAAACTGGTACAATTGTTGGAACCTGTACTCTTCATAAAGATGAATTGGCTGCTGACCGCGATTTACTTACGGTTATATTTAACAATACAATATTCGGCTCAGACCGGTTAATAATTTCTAAAGATAATAGTTATAACAGTAAATTAGTTAGTATTATAGCAAGTTACATTTCATTATAGGATATATAAAATGTTAGAAGAAAAAAAATATATAGATAAAATAGAATTAGTAAAAGGTTGTATCCAAGTAAGAGAAGTTACAATAGTACTTAAAGATGGAAAAAAAATAGCCTCAAACTTACACAGAACTGTTTATTCAAAAGAAGACGACATTTCGAATGCCGATCCTCTTATAAAAGCTATTGGTAATTTACTATGGAGCACTGACTTAAATTCTTCATTTAATAGTGATAATATTTTAGAATGATTCTTGGATTAGACATAAGTACCTCAATAACTGGTATAACAGTATTAGATAGTGATAACAATGTACTTCATAATGAAGCTTTAGATCTGACAAGTAAAAAACTAGATTCTATGTTTAAGAAGGCGGCGGCGGTAAGAGACAGGCTAACACAGATAAAACATTTGTTTAACATCAAAAATGTTTTCATAGAACAATCTCTCAATGCCTTCCGTCCTGGATTATCCAGTGCACAAGTTATCTTGACTCTTGGAAAATTTAATGGTATAGTCAGTTGGATTTGCCATGAAATTTTTGGTATGGAACCAGAATATATTGGAGCCTCTACAGCTAGAAAATCTCTAGGAATTAAGGTAGAAAAAGGCCAAAACGCAAAAGAAGTTGTATTGGCGCATATTTTAGCCCTTGACCCCGCGTTTAAGGTCGAGTATACTGCTCATGGCAACCCAAAGAAGGGAACATATGATCGGGCGGATTCATATGTTATTGCTAAAAGCGGGTATATTCTATGTCAGAAGCAAAAAAAGTAGACATCTTAAAAGATATTTTAGGTAGCTACTCTCAAAGCGGTAATGAGTTAATTTTTAAGTGTCCTTTTTGTAATCATCACAAGAAAAAACTATCAGTAAATGTAAGTAAAAATGCGGCCAAATGTTGGGTTTGTGCTTGGTCAACTCCTAATTTAACAAGAATTATAAAAAGATTAGGAGACTATCAACAAAACCAACAGTGGAATGAGCTATGTGGTATTGTAGAAATTGCAGAATATGATAAAATATTTCAAGAATCAGAAATATTTGATGAACCAGAGCAAATTTTATCATTACCAGATGAGTTTCAAACACTGTGTACTAAAAAAAATTCACTAACTTCATTAAAAGCTAGAAGATATCTAAAAGAAAGAGGTATAACCAGCTCAGATATCTATCGTTGGAAGCTTGGATACACAGTTTCAGGTGAATATGAAGGCAGAATTATTGTTCCATCCTTTAATAACGATGGAAAAGTAAACTACTTTGTAGGAAGAAGATATGACGATAATCCCTGGGCAAAATATAAAAACCCAGATGTTAGTAAAGATATAGTATTTAATGAACTATATGTAGATTATTCATCTGATGTAGTTTTGGTAGAAGGTGTTTTTGATGCTATTAAAGCTGAAAATGCTATTCCATTACTCGGAAGTACGTTAAAAGAAAATTCAAAACTATTCAAACAACTAATCAAGGAAGACCCAGCAATTTATATTGCTTTAGATCCAGATGCAGAGCGAAAAGCTGAGAAACTTATCAAGGATTTACTAAATTATGACGCTGAGGTCTATAAAATAAACATCCCAACAAATAAAGATGTTGGTGACATGTCACATGAAGAATTTTCTTACTTTAAAAGTGAAGCTAAACTAATTAAAGACACGGATTACTTCCTGATTAATAAAATAATGAGCATTTAAAATGAAATTTAGTAAATTATATATAAAACAGTTGATAAGAGAAGAGGCAACTAACTATATCAATATGAAAAAAAAGCTAAAAAGCAGAGATGAAGGTACTAAGTTAGATGCACTAAGAAGAGATTTAATAGATTTATTTATCAAATATAGACAAAAAAGCACAAGCCAAGTAAATGTCACATCAAGTGATGAAAAAGAAGCTTTAGATAGTGAACTAAAATTACTTAAATCTCAATATGGTTTAAATCATCTATCGTATATTAAGTTTTTTATGTTTGCTTTTCACATTTTACAAGGTAGAGTAGATCCACAACTGTTAACATTTATAAAATCAGCCGCAAAAAGAGACGCTAGATTTGCTGGTCATCATGACAAATTAGATAATTACGGTATGTCTTCAACACCAGAAGAAGAGAAAAACAGTAATCAAATAAGAGATCCAGATCCAGACTTTATGAGAGTTCCAAAGAGCGATAATGCTGTTAGTGATCAAGAGGATCTAAGAAAATACAGAAGAAACTAAGGGAAAATATGAAAATTACAGAGACATACTTAAAAAAAGTAATTAAAGAAGAGTTGGAAGCATTACAAAATGAAGAAAGTTATGGTTATCCATCTGAAGAGGAATTAAATATCCCACAGGCAAGAGAATCTGTTAGAAAAGCATTTGCAGAAATTTACAGTAAAGAACCAGAAGCTCTTGATGAATTTGTAAGAATATTTATGGATGAACCAGATCCACTAATGTATAGTATTCTTTGGGATATGTATGAAGTTGAAGAAGGATCTAAAAAATATTCTAGATTGGAACAATTCTTTCAACCAATTTATGATTTTTTGAAAAAAAAATACCCATAGACTTTAAAAATTGATTGTTGTATACTGATCCCGCTGGTAAAAACTGGCGGGATCAATTATTTGGAGAATAAATGAAGATCGCACACATTTCTGATACACATATTTTAAACCTTAAGAGGCACGATGAATATAACGCTATTTTTGAACAAATGTATTCAACGTTAAAAAACGAAAACGTGGATCTTATTGTACATTGTGGCGATATTGCACATACAAAAACACACATTAGCCCTGAGTTTGTTGAAATGGCAACAAAATTCTTGCGTTCACTAAGTGAAATTGCTCCAACTCACGTAATTCTTGGTAATCATGACGTAAATTTAAAAAATGATAATAGAACTGACGCTATTTCACCTATCATTAACGCTATTAACTCACCAAATCTTACACTTTACAAGTATTCTGGTGAATTTGTTATTAGCGATACGCTAACCTTTAATGTATTAAGTCGTCTAGACGAAGAAAATTGGTGTAAGCCAACAGATCCATCAAAAATTAATATTGGTCTATATCATGGTGCAGTAGCTGGTTCAAAAACAGACGTTGGACACATGATGAACGAAGGAGAACACACTATTAATGCCTTTGAGGGACACGATTATGTCTTTCTTGGTGATATTCATAAATCTAATCAACTACTGGACGAATCAGGAAAGGTTAGATACCCAGGATCTACTGTACAACAAAATTACGGGGAGACAGATGACAAGGGATTTTTAATTTGGGACATTCAGGATAAAGACAATTACACCTGTAAGCATTATTTGATCCCAAACCCAAATCCTTTTACTACAATTCAACTAGATAGTGACGGCAATTTACCAGAAGTGTCTGTAAAACAAGGTAGTCGTTTGCGAATTGTTGCAGATAGTAATATTGCACTAGATAAAATCAAGAAATCAACTGAAGTTGCTAGATCAAAGTTCTCTCCAATGTCAGTTGTATTTGTAAATAAAGCAAATATTGCCGGTTCAGATATTGATGTAGTTTCAGATATTGTTTCAAATGATCAAAATCTTAGAGATATCAATGTACAAGAGGGATTGATCCGCGATTATCTAAAAGATTTCAAAAGCGACGAAGAAGTAGTAGAACGTGTTGTATCATTAAACAAGAGATATAACAGTGAAATTGAAGATATTGATGAAGTATACCGAGGGATTAATTGGAAGTTAAAATCTCTAAAGTGGGACAATCTATTTAACTATGGAGAAAACAACTCTATTAATTTTGAAAATTTAAATGGAATAGTTGGTATCTTCGGTAAAAATTATAGTGGTAAATCTTCTATTGTTGATAGCTTGCTTTATACAGTTTATAACTCTACATCCAAAAACAACCGCAAGAATCTAAACGTTATTAATCAAAATAAAGATTCTGCAAATGGTCGAGTTGAAGTTGAAATAGATAATGAAATCTATACTATTGCTAGAAGCTCCAATAAGTACACCAAAAAATTAAAAGGTGTAACTTCGACTGAAGCAAAAACAGATGTAGAATTTAACACAAGTGGTGATAGCTTAAATGGTCTAGCAAGAAACGATACAGATAAAAATATTCGTAAGTTTTTTGGTAATGTAGATGACTTCTTTTTAACTTCCATGGCAAGTCAATTTGGTTATCTTTCTTTTATTGGTGAAGGTTCAACAAATAGAAAGGCTATTCTTGCAAAGTTTCTTGATCTTGAGCCATTTGAAAGAAAATATAAGAAAGCAAAAGAGGAAAGTGCTGAACTTAAGGCTCTTCTTAAGAAGTTAGAAGGCAAAGATTACGACCGTGATATAGCAAACGTAGAACTACAGGCAAAATCTGTAGAATATGACATTAACGCCAAAAAAGCTGAAGTAGTTAGCTTAAACAAGGAAGTAGAAGGGCTACAGCAAAAATACAACGTACTTGAGAAGGAACTAAGTAATATCCCAGTTGAAGTAATAGATATAAACAAGTGCAATAACGATTTTAGTTATGTAACAAGTAAAAAGAAAGAACTACAAGAAAAAAATGTAGAGTTATCAGCAGAACAAGAAAAGCTTGAGTCACTAATTGTAAAAATTGACAACTTCTTAAATTTAATTGATAAAAATAAGATAACAGAAGACGAAAAAGAGTTAGAACAACTTAGAGATTCAATGATCAGTCTTGAAAAAGAGATCTGTACCTTAGAATCAAAAATAAACGGACACAAAGTTAAGCTTAAATTACTAGAGGACATTCCCTGTGGCAATCAATTCACTAACTGTAAATTTATCAAAGATGCATTCGAATCTAAAAATGAAATTGTGGCAGATGAAAGAAGCTATGTGGCTAATCAAAATACTTATAATAGTATTAACAATCGTTTTGACGAGATTGATGCTGAAACTAGCGACAAAAGGAACAAGATTTCTGAAGCAAGCCGTAAAAAAGATGTTTCAAGGAACAAAATCCTAAACATTAGACTTGATATTGAGAAAAACAATCTACAAATTGAAAAAGCAGATAAACTACTAACTGAACTACAAAATAAAATCAATCTATATGAAGAAAACAGGGAAGCTATCGAAAATTACACAGATAAAAAGACAAATTTAACTGAATATAAGAGTGAGATTGATGAAAAGCTCCGCAAAGTAAGTCAAATTGACAAAGAGGTTGTTAACCTATACAAACTTCAGGGTTCATCAGACGAAAAAATTGAATCTCTTAAGAGCAGTAAACAAAATCTTGAAGATTCAAGAAAGGAATATGCTGCTTACGATCTATTTCTATCTTGTATGCACTCAAATGGCATCTCATATGAAATAATTAAGCAGAAGCTACCTGTAATCAACAGCGAAATTGCAAAAATACTATCAAACATAGTTGAATTTTCTATTTTTTTGGTAAATGACGATGATAAGTTAGATATTATGATCAAACATCCAAAATATGATGCTAGACCTCTTGAAATGGGAAGCGGAGCGGAGAAAACACTAGCTTCAACAGCAATTCGCCTTGCGTTACTAAACGTAACAACATTACCACGCGGTGACATCTTTATTATGGATGAACCAGGTACTGCACTAGATGAAGAGAACCTTGATGGCTTTGTGAAGATCTTGGAACTAATTAAAACATACTTTAAGACTGTTATTGTTATTTCACACCTTGATAGTCTCAAAGATTGCGTAGATATGCAGATCGTTATTGATAGAAACAAAGAAGGCTACGCACACGTAAACATCTAGGAACACATCATGAAAATTACAACACAATACCTAAAAAAAATAATTTCTGAGATACTAAGATTGAATAAGGATGGTGAAAAAGAAGAGTTTGGTCCACCAACTGAGATAGATGCAATTTATCACGATAGTACAAGAGATGATAACGTAAATGGTTATACAAAAGGTGGTAAAAAGCAATTTAATGTTCGTCTACTGAAAAGAAAGGAAGACGATACAATAGAAAAAATGGAGTAACTAATGTGGATGTTATTGACAACGTTAAACAAGAGATACAAGAAGAACTAGTGGAAAAAAATAATGATCGTGGTGTATTAGACATAATCACCGAAAAAGCTGTTTCAAGAAAATTACTTGTTTGGGTTGTCTCATCCACATTTTTATGTTTAGGAAAAATAACAGCAGAAGAGTGGACAGCAATTTCCCTTGGTTATGTTGGAATCGAGGGATTTGCTGATCTTGCTGTTAAGTGGAGAAGTTCAGGAAAATCAAATGGATTATAAATCTGTTGCTAGAATAATAGGTATTGTTTTAGGTGTTGTGTTGTCGTTTGTTATATGGAATAGTCATGTAAAAAGTGAAGTAGATAGAAGAATACAGCAAGAAAGAGAAAGCGCTGCAAAACAGTTAGCAGAAAGAACGATGCAACTAGATTCAGAGAGGCTACAATCTGAGAAAATTCTAAAGGAGCAAATTGTTACTCTGCAAGCAGACAAAGAAAAATGTCAAATACAATTAGAAGAAAATAAAAAAAAGCAAGAACTGCTGGAGCTTTCAAAAAAAGATCCAAGAAAATTTAAAGATGAAATAGATAAAACGTTTGGCGTTAAAGGTAAAAGTAAAAAATGAAAATAGCATCATTATTAACAGTACTATTCTATATGTGTGCAATAACACCAGTAGTAGCTGAAGATAAATACGATTATGAATTAGTAAAAGCTGGTGATATTGTTTTGTATGACGGAGTACTTTTTACCAATGAAGGAATGTCAAAAGCAGTTGCCTCAACACAAGCAAAAGTTAGACTTATAGAAGTCCAAAAAATGGAAGAACTGCAGAAAGTTAAAATTGCTTTACAAAATATTATAGACACAAAAGATTCGGAAACCAGAGCAAAAGAAGAGATGTACTTGAAACAACTAGGAGTAAAGCAACAAACAATTGAAGCGCTGGTTACTGATTCACATTGGTCCAATATAAAAATAGTCAGTGGAGTTGTTATAGGTGTTGCAGCTGGTATACTGGTTGGAATTGTTGCAACTAAATTAAGTAATTAACAGCATTTTAAACAAAAAAGTACTAATTAGTGTATCTTAAGAGATATTAAATGCAAAAAGATATAAATTATTTACAAGCATTAGAAAAAGCCGTTAGAGAAAAATATGGCGATCTTGCCACTATGAACCCAAAACATTTTTGGGATGACAATAAAGAAAAAAGTTACATAGAAGAAACAAAATTAGTAGCAAAACGTGAATACAAATCAGACGAATCAAAAGAAAAAGTTGAAGTAGAAGGAATATTAGTTTCTAAAAAAGTTATGGGTATCTCAATAGATAGAACTTGTAAACATTGTGGAATTTACTCTTTTAGAAAAGAAGATGATGTTTACTTAAATAAGTTTAAATGCTGCTATAAATGTTATGTTTTGAAAGAGGAAAAATAAATGGCTGATGTAATGTCGGTAGTAAATGGAATTTCACAAGCCGTAGCAAATAAGCACCATGGAAGTGGTGCAAAAATTGGTTTACGACGAGAAACAGAAGAATTAGTACAAGGTGTTTCACTATACGATGGGCGTGTAATGGATGGATTCGGAATTCAGATCATGAACGATCATCTTATTATTAGATACAATAGTGAAGTTCCATTATGTGATATACATGATAAAAATTTTGAAACAGAGATGAGAAGAACAATGAAAGATATTTCTTCTTTTATCAAAGACGAATACAAGAAGGTAACACGCGAAACATTACGCTTAACCGAGTATGGTGATATTGATATCTTAGTACAAACTGTCAATCGTAGAACTGGTCTTGTAACTGCATCTCAAAAATATGAGATAGGTAACTTAAAAGATATCAAGGTTCAAAAGAAGATGGAAGCTGAAGAAGCTGAATTTGAGGATATTGCCAAACGTTGGTATATGAATGTTAGAAAATAAGAGAGTTTTAAATGTCGTATGAGTTATCTAAGCAGGAGATTACAAAAGAAATATTAAGATGCGGAAAAGATCCGGCATACTTCTTAGATAACTATGCAAGAATTACTCACCAAGAACGAGGAATAATTCCATTTAAAACTTTTGACTTTCAAAAAGAACTACTTAAAGACTTTCACGACTACAGATATAACATAATATTAAAAGCCAGACAGCTAGGTATTTCTACCATAGTGTCTGGCTATATTTCTTGGATGATGTTATTTCACAAGGAAAAAAATGTTCTTGTTATGGCTACAAAATTGCTTACTGCGATTGAAATAGTTGACAAAGTAAGAGACATCATTGAATCAATTCCTAATTGGCTAAAAATAGCAACTGTTTTAACAAATAACAAAACTAAATTTGAATTAAGTAATGGTTCAAAGATTCAAGGTGTTCCAACATCAAAGGATGCTGGTCGTGGTCAAGCACTTTCGCTTCTTGTTATAGATGAAGCTGCCCACGTTGATGATATGGATGATTTATGGACTGGTTTGTTACCAACCATTTCAACTGGTGGTCGGTGTATCGCCCTATCAACCCCTAACGGCGTTGGTAATTGGTTTCATAAAACTTATATAGAAGCAGAGAGCCACGGTAACAATTTTAAATGTTCCAAACTACACTGGAGTGTGCATCCAGAGTATACTCAATCTTGGTTTGATAATATGACGAAGAATATGTCTCGTCAAAAAATAGCTCAAGAATTTGAATGTAACTTTAACGCATCAGGTGAAACAGTAATTGCTGCTCAAGACATTGATAGAATGAAAAAAAATATCAAGGAGCCAAAGTATAAAACTTGGGTAGATAGAAATTATTATGTTTGGGAGGAATTCAAAAATGACGGTTCTTATGTACTCTCTGCTGACGTTGCAAGGGGTGATGGGCGGGATTTTTCTGTATTCCACGTTATCAATGTTAGGACGATGGAACAAGTCGCAGAATACCAAGGAAAAGTAGATCTTGATAATTTTGCAAAATTGTTAACTGATGTTGGTCGTGAATATGGTAACTGCATGGTAGTTGTTGAAAATAACAACGTTGGATTTGCAGTGCTGACTAAATTAATAGATATGGGATACCCAAACGTATTCTATTCTACAAAAGCATCACACGATTTCATAGATTCTACGGCAGCGATATATTCCAGTAATTCTATTCCTGGTTTCTCAACAACAATGAAAACCAGACCTCTTATAATTGCAAAATTGGAGGAGTTTATAAGAAACAAACTATTAATAATAAACTCACAAAGACTAATTAATGAATTAGATACATTTGTGTGGCATAATGGTAAACCAGAGGCACAAAAAGGCTATAATGATGACTTAGTAATGGCTATGGCTATCGCTTGTTGGGTTCGTGATACAACTCTTATTAACAACGACAGAAATATAGAGTATTCTAAGGCGTTGCTTGGAGCAATATCTACAAGTAGACAAGTTTTTAACTCTACAATAAAAGGTATGCAAGGACACACTAGACAACAGGAATTATCCGACCAAGCAAAGATATATAGAGACTTTTCGTGGGTTATAAAAGGTTAAAAAATGGCAAATAATAAAAATTCGCGCAATCCAATACAAGCTGGTGAAAGAAGAAATCCAAGAAATGAAGAATCACCACTTTATTCTGGTCTAACAAGACTATTCTCAGGTCCACTAGCTAATTTTAAATCCACATCACAGCTAAGATATAAAAGAAGAGACCTTGATCGCTTTAAATTTACGTCTGTAAGCGGCCAAAGCTTCAAGAAAAAAAGCTATAACCCATTTGAGTCAATTCAAAGCAACATAATGGCAAATCAGAGTCGTGCAGAGCGATATTCTGATTTTGATCAAATGGAGTTCATGCCCGAATTGGCATCAGCACTAGATATTTATGCTGATGAAATGACAACAAGCAACCATTTCAGAAAAGTTGTAAACATAGAATCACAAAATGATGAAATAAAACAAATTTTACACACACTATTCTACACAACATTAAATGTAGAATCAAACTTATTTGGTTGGTGCCGTACAATGTGTAAGTTTGGTGATTTTTTCATGTATCTTGATATTGACGAGCAACTTGGTGTTAAAAGTGTTTTAGGTTTACCTTCGCCAGAAGTTGAACGTCTTGAAGGACAAGACGAAACAAATCCAAACTACGTACAATTTCAATGGAATAGTGCTGGCATGACTTTTGAGTCGTGGCAAATAGCACACTTTCGTATTCTTGGACAAGATAAGTATGCACCATATGGAACTTCTATCTTAGAACCAGCTAGACGCATCTGGAGACAGCTACAACTCATGGAAGATGCTATGATGGCATATCGTGTTGTAAGAAGCCCAGAAAGAAGAGTATTCTATCTTGATGTTGGAAATACTCCTCCACAAGAAACAGAACAATTGATGCAACGTTTTATTACAAACATGAAACGTAATCAAATTGTTGATCCACAAACAGGTCGAGTCGATCTTCGCTATAATCCAATGAGTATTGATGAAGATTATTATATCCCTGTTCGCGGCAATCAAAGCGCCACAAAAATTGAAAATCTACCAGGTGGTCAATTCACTAGTGCAATTGATGACGTTAAATATCTAAGAGATAAGCTATTTTCTGCTATTAAAGTTCCACAATCTTATCTTGCCCGTGGAGAAAATGCAACAGAAGATAAAAGCACTCTTGCTCAAAAAGATATAAGATTTGCAAGAACAATTCAAAGACTACAAAAAACAATCGTTGAAGAATTAGAAAAAGTTGCGATGATTCATCTCTATACTCTTGGTTTTAGAAATGAAGATTTATTAAAGTTTAAAATAAAGTTAAACAATCCATCAAGAATTGCAGAACTACAAGAAATAGAACATTTTAAGGCACAATTAGAGATTGCTGCATCAGCTAAAGAACAGGGATTCAGTAAGAGATGGGTGTTTGATAATATATTTAAGATAAATGAAAGAGAACTTATAAGAAATCAAAGAGATCTTTTCTACGACACTCAATTTGCTAAAAACTTAGAAGCTGTACAACCAGAGCCACAACCAGGAATGCCTGCTGGTGCAACTGGAGATGTTGGTGCTGATGCTGGTGGTGATATGGGCGGTGGCGGAGGTATTGGCAGCTCTCTAGATATGAGTGGAACAGAAGAAACGCCACCAGCTGGAGATACTGGTGAAACCCCAGAAGGTGGAGAAGGTGGCGGTGAAGAATCTTCGCTCTTAGCAGCTCCAGCTAAAAGAAAAGATGGATCACATTTAACACCGGGTTCAAAAGGAAAATGGTATAAACCAGTATCTGCTGACCATCGTGGTGCTGGGGCGTTTTCAAGACACACCAAAAACACTCACTCACCACAATCAGTTTTGGGAACCTCCAAGAGAAGTATTTTTGCAGGAAAAAGTGATCTAGATTCATTTGCAAGAGGCATTAGAGAACAAGTTGAAGATAATTATGAAAAAGATGAAACTCTCTTACTAGATGTAGAGAATAAGTTACAGCTATTATCAAATTTCTTGGATAAGAAAAATAAAGGCGAGGAATAAAACATGTCACATAATAAGAAAAGAAATACCGCTTTTCTTTTTGAGGTTTTAACGAGAGAAGGCACAAAAGCTATCTTGAATAAAGATACAGTAAGAGCAAACTTTATAAAAACAATGCTCCTTGACTTTTTTGGTCCAAGAACTGAAATGAAGCGTGAACTTGTGTTATATAAGTCACTGCAAAAAGAGTCAGTAGAAAAAGATATTGCAGAAAAATACTTAAACGAAGTAAAGAATAGATATGAAAAACTCGATAAGAAGAAGATCTTTAATGAACAGTCTACCCTTATTGGTGTCATCAATAAGTATCTTGGTTCTAAAGTATATAACAATTTTGTTCCAAACTATAAAAATCTGGCTACGATAGCTCAGATGTTTAATGACAATACTCCAATAAAAGAAAAAATATTATTAGAAAATAATGTAATTAAAGAAATTTCTAAAGTAGAAGAACAAAAACAAACTCTAAAGCCTGTAGATAATATACTATTTAAAACATTTGCTAGCAAATTTAATGAAAAATACTCTGAGTTATTGTCTGAACAAAAAGATCTATTATCTAGATTTGTAGGGTCTTTTGCTGATGATGGTTTAGAATTAAAAATTTACTTAAACGAAGAGATTGAAAGACTAAAAGAGGGTGTTAGTCTTGCCAAAAAAGAAGAAAATATCTCTAGCGATATGCATATGCTAGAAAAAACTAGAAACGTTGAAGAATTTTTAAAAACATTCAAGGATGCAAAAGAAATAACTCACGATATGCTTGAAAAAATACTAAAAATTCAACAATTTGTGCATGAGGTAAGTAAATAATGTTAAAGGTGAAAATAACAGATAAGGTAACAGGTGTAGAAAAAGAAATACAAATAGCAAAAACCCTATCTGGTGATTTTATTCTACGCGAACATCCAGAGATAGACGTTATTGTTATGCCGTCTAAGCAAAAAATACTTGCTCTACCTAAAAGTTCTCAAAATGAATATGTATATAACACTCAAGAGGAACTATTTAAGACACTTGTTAAAAAAGGCGTCATAGAGCCGCAAAACGTCGGCGGCGGAAATGTGTTTGGATCATTGCAAGCATTTTATCCACAAGAAGCTCCTGGTGGTGAAGATCCGCTACAGGTTGTAATATACAACATAGCTTCTTTTATAGAAGATGAGCGACCAATAGTTGCTTATCAAAAAGCTTACGAAGATGAGTTAGAAAAAGCTCTAGTTGAACCAGATACAGAAGACTCTACAGAGTTGGGTGAAGTGCCACAAGATACATTTAAGGGTTCAATACCTAAATATGGATTCCCGGCCAGAGGAATTTATCGTTATAATTACTAGGAGAAAATAGATGAAAGTTACAAAAGATCATTTAGAAAATTTAATCAAAGAAGAAATAGAAAAAATGCAAGAATCTGGTGAATTGGACGAATTTAGTAATCCTTTTGCTGGTGTTGGTACAGGATTAGGTAGGACTTTTTCCGGGATGGCACAAAATTTTAGAAGAGGTCGTGTTAGTAAAAAGCTAACAAATGCTGTACAACAATTAGTAAAACAAAATAATGAGATGAAAACAACCTTGCAACAGCTAAGACAGGAAGCTGCAGCCGCTAATGTACAGATGCCAAAACAAATGAGAGAAGATATAAAAAATTTAATAAATCACATGAATAAATCTGCTCCGCTTGTTAGTACTTTGCAAAAAAGTATAGCCGCAGAAGCAAGTGGAAAGGCTTACTCTCAACAACCCACAGCCACATCAAATCCCCGCCCAGCTCAAACAGCACAAACACCTTCAACACAACCAACAACTCCGCAAGCTCAAGCACCAGCAGCAGCTTCACGACCACCGGCCAAACGAACCGCGGCGGCAACGCAAGTTGATAGAACCCAAACGCCAAAGAAAACTCGATCCAGTATTCCACCAAGAGACGATGAACAAGGGTTAGACGAACTTCCAACAGCTCCATGATAAATTTAATAAGCTTCATATTAGCGTGTTACGGTATGACCATGATTTTGGTCTATGGTAAAATTTTTAATCCCATAAGACCAACATCTGGATTTTTTGGTGATTTGCTAAAATGTACTATGTGTACTGGATTTTGGGTTGGAATATTTAACTGGATGTTTATGACAGTAGATTTTAACTTGCTAACAGCAGGTTTTATTAGTTCAGGAGCATCCTACTTTTTAAGCAAGATTGTTGATGATGACGGTATACTATTTAAGGCAAAAAGATGAAAACAACACTAATTATCAGAAAGCGAGGTGATAAACATGAGAAATACACAAGAAATTACTTTTGTACGTAGATACATGTTGCAACCAGTTCGTCGCTGCTGCAACGGATCTTGAATATAGCCCACCTGACTAAAAATCGGGTGGGCTATAACCTATAAGAGTGTAAAAAAATGTCAAAACAGTTATTAAGAGAATTTTATGAATTATGTGAAGGTGGCTTTTGCGCTGATCTTTTAACAGAAGATGAAAAAAGATTGGTTAAAGAGGGCGTTGTTATATTAACTGGTGTTATGCAAAAAGCAGATCACCTAAATGGCAACGGAAGAATTTATCCAGAAAACATACTTCGTAGAGAAGTTCATAATTATGAAAAATTAGTTGAAGATCGCCGTGCATTAGGTGAATTAGACCATCCAGATGATAGCGTCATAAACTTAAAAAATGCATCCCATATTGTTACAAAAGTATGGTGGGATGGAAATAATGTTATGGGTAAGGTAAGAGTATTAGACACTCCTTCTGGAAATATTCTTAAATCACTTGTAAAAAGCGGTGTAAAATTAGGTATAAGCTCAAGAGGATTAGGATCTACTCGCAAACAAGAAGGAAAAACAATAGTTGAAGATGATTTTCAACTTATTTGTTTTGATTTCGTTCAAGAACCAAGTACTCCCGGCGCTTTTATGATGAGTGAAGGCAAAGTGAGAAAGACAGAAGAAGTATTCAGCAAAGCTGATAGATTAAATCGTTTATTAAATGATATAGTGAGAAAATAAAATGGCAAATAACTATTATACAATTCAACCAGGTATCAGCAGTGTTGGTTCCTATCAAATGTCTGGAATTCCATGGGCTAGCTCATCTGTTGCTCCTGCAAATTCTTCCGAACCTTTAAAGATTGAATTTCCTTATGTAAGCAAGTTTGTTGTTATTAAAAACACAAACCCAACATCAGTAAATTTGCGAGTCGGATTCAGCGCAGAGGGTGTTAAAACAGATAACTACTTTTTGTTAAGCAAGGGTGAATCATTTGAAGGTGATTTAAGAGTTACTCAGCTATTTTTACTTTCAGACAATTCTTCTCAAGTATCTGCTTCAATTGTAGCTGGTTTAACAGGAATTGATGCAAGTAATCTACCAAACAGCTGGTCCGGTTCAGCTGGTGTAGGCTAAGGAAATAAATAGATGCCATTTAATGACGGATTTTCAACACAGGGTATACCATATACAACAGGTTCTGACGGTCAAGTATTAACTTGGAGTGATGCACAACAACAATGGGTTGCAGCTGACTCAAGTGGTGGCGTCGGCGGATCATTTTTAGGTGTATTTTTAGATACTAACTCAAACCTTGAAGGTGTTGGAACTTCCGGCGATCCATTAAAGGTTGCTGATAATGTTGATGTTAATTCTGTTACAGCATCTTTTAAAGGTGACGGTTCACAATTAACAAATCTTCCACTGTCAAATTATGCTACAAAAACAGATGTAACCGGTGCTATTGACAGTGCATTAGTGCCATACGCATTAACATCAAGCGTGTCTGGTGCCATTACAGGTGCTTTAGTTCCATATATAACCGGAGCAGTAACAAGCGGTAATATAACTGGAAGTGGTTTAAACAACAATCCAATAGTTTTAAAGGATAGTATATCATTAACAGCAGTAACTGCTTCGTTTGTGTCAGCAAGCGACATTATAACTGACTATATTAACTTTAAGAATACTTCAGATCCAGCTTGGGATAATGGTAGGGTTTGGTATAACAACACAACCCATGAATTAAATTATTGGACAGAGGTTAATGGTTTTAATATAAAATTAGGACAACAACTTGTTCAAAGATGCCAAAACGATGAAAACGTTTTATTAACCAAAGGTACAGTAGTACACATAACAGGATCAACCAGCAGCGATACTCCAAGAATAAAATTGGCTGATTGGACAAATGATAATTTATCAGCTAACACTCTTGGATTAGTTGCGGAAGACATTGCAATAGGCGCAGCTGGTTATGTAATCGTACAGGGAATACTAAAAGGTATTAACACAGATACATATAATGCTGGTGCTATGTTATTTCTATCTTCCAGCGGACAGATAACAGGTACAAAACCATCTGCTCCAAAGCACCTTGTTTCTGTAGGCCAAGTAGTTAGAAAACAATCTGTCAATGGTTCAATCTATGTATCAATTCAAAATGGTTATGAAATAGGCGAACTACATGATGTTTTAACAAACGGAAAAACAAACGGAGATATGCTAGTTTGGGATAGTTCAATTCCTGCATGGAAAAATTCAACAAGTTTAAGTGGATCATATAATTTTACAAATATAAACAGCCTTACAGCTTCAAACGCATATATATCTGGTCGCGTTACAATAAACGGTACTGCAAGTATAGCTCATTTAGATACATTAGAGCAAAATAACCTTAAAGTTGGCGATAAATATATAACAATACTTTCTGGTGGTAATACTCACGTAGATTTGGATGGAGCTGGTTTACTATATGGAAGTGGAAGTACAGATGAAACAACCGGTGACGAAGGCTCAGTAGCATATGCTCTTTTTAGAAATGCATACAACAAAGTAGAGATATTCCCAGGACTTAGAGTGTCTGGCAGCTTAACAGCATCTTCCGGAATCTCAGGATCCTTTGTTGGCGACGGAAGTGGGTTAATAAACGTCCCAGCGTCTGCAGTTAATTTATCTTCATATGCAACTTTAGCCGGTGTTTCATCATCATTTGCAAGTTTAAATTCTGCTAACAATTTTACTGCCAATCAAACAGTAACCGGTTCAGTGTTTGTAAATACTTCAATAAGTTCTTCTCAAATTACAGGTTCCTTTAGCGGTAGTGGTGCTGGCTTATATGATATTCCGGCAAGCTCTATATCATTAACAGGATATGCTAAATTAGATACTGCTAATATATTTACTGCAAATCAAACTATTTCTGGTTCTCTCTACGTCTCTTCAAGTTTAAGTACTTTAGACGGATTAACAGGTAGCGCAATTACATCTTCAAACACGCTACAAGTCGGTGGACAATCAACATTTGGTGGTGGAGTTAAACTACCAATTAAAACAGTTACAAACAACTACTCACTAGTAGCGTCAACTGATTATATAGTTGCATTTAGTGGAAGCAATTTAACTGGAACATTGCCAAACGCAAGTGGTATCGGAGGCTCTACGTTTATTATTAAAAACTTACACACTTCATCATTACTTGTTAACGATGGTGGAAGTACAATAGACGGTCAATCTTCAATAACAATTTATAATCAATATTCATCGTATACATTTATTTCTGATAATACAAACTGGTTAATAGTATAAAATGCTTTCTACATCCTTTAGACAAGAATATTTAAATTTTGACTTAAGAAGATTTCAAGCAGTTTCTTCTTTTACTTCGTCCATACAGGGATCTGAGCAAACTCTTAAAATATTTACAGTACCACTTCAATATAAATTTTATGCAACCGAGTTCTGGTTTTTTAACCTTTCAACTGGCGTGCAATTATCAGCAAAGTTTACAGCTTCTGGAAGTGAATATCAAGCAGCAAGAACTCAAGTGTTTTCAGCTGCAGTGGCAGCAAACTCACTAAGACAATTAGCAATACAGGCACAAACAACTACAAGAATATGGCAACAACCTGGGACTGATTTTAATATGGGTTGGACAAGTTCAGCTGGTAGTAGTGTTATAAAAGTGTATGTTAATGGATTTCTAGTACAAGATAACCCAGAAGTTACAATATTTGAACCAATAGAATACCCACCAGAATAGAATTATGAGCTTAAATAAAAATTTAGATAATATATGCAATTATTATTTTATACATGTAGTTACTCCATTTGAGTTTGGAGGAGCAACTGGTACTTATAATTTGTTTACCTGGGCAGAATCAAATAGAATATTTATACCTTGTAATTTATCTTTTGTTGTTATATCTAGAAGAAATAATACGTGGACTACTTCACCAACTTGCTCAATCGGTACAAATTCTACAAGCTTCAATAATTGGATTGCTTCTTCAACCGCAACAATTCCATTGTCAAACATGAATATGGTAGGACAATTTAATATATCTACGTTAATAACGGGTATACCTGCGATGACTAGCGGTACTATATTAAAATTAAACAATACAGCGCTAGGAACAGCAAATGCGTATTCAACATTAGAATTTACAATAGAGGGATATGCACTACCAGCATAAAAAAATATGAGTTATTATAATCCACAATTTCATTCACCATTAGAAAGAATATATTACTCTGGTATTATTGATTACACGACTCTTTCTGTTAGTGGAGGGCCAACATTTTTTACAACAGAGGCTGATGAAGGAAATTTTTATTTTAAAGAAATAGTACTTAGAGTTAAATCTGTTTCTGGTGTATCAGGAATTCCATCCATAAGAATAGGAACGGAAAGTGTTAGAAACTGTGTATGTGCGGATTCTTCCATCTCTTCTGGTCTCGCTAACAATCAAACTTATAAATTAACATTAAGCAATTCAGGAGCAACAAGTCCCGCAACGGGATTTTATACCGCTCCTCCTAATACAAAAATTGTTATCAATAATGCTTCTGGTGCTTCTGCTACCATTTTTCTTGTTGAGCTTATTGCTAGAGGTTTTTATTTAGGATCTAGTTAATTTATTCACTATTTATGTTAGAATGACGCAAAGAGGCAAACATGGATAAAGCAGTTTTAAAAAAAGTAATAAAACCACTCATAAAAGAGTGTTTAAAAGAAGTTTTGGTAGAAGAAGGACTAGTTAAGGTTGTTAATGAATGTACAACCCCTTTAGTAAAACAAACGTTAACTAATGTACCTGAGTCAAAAGATTTTATTAGAAACCTAAAAAAAGAATCTGTAGAAAAGAAAGCAACAACAACCAAAGATATTAAAAAGATAGCAGCTTCAACTTTAGGTTTTGATCTTTTTGAGGGAACAAAGCCAGCTCCAGCAGAAGGTGAATCTTATGAGGGTGAAGGTGTAAATATAGAATCTTTAATAAACGAGAACATAGGTTCTTGGACAAATACATTGGGAATCTCCCAAAGAAAGAAAGCGTAGGATAATATGGCAAGAGCAGGATTACTAGAAGTAAAACTCCCACTAGGAGTTAACCCATCAAGCGAATCAACTGAAATGTTGATCAAAAAATTCTTAAAAGAGTGCAGCAAGGAATCACTTGTACAATATCTTTATGAAAATTGTGCTTACACAAAACGTTTTGTCAAGAAAAGTGTAAAAGAGAGACTAAAACGTAATAAGTACAAGAAAAATGCAAGAAATCACAACGAAGAACTAAATGGTGACAAAGTAGAAGTTCCAAAAAAGAAGAAAAAAGTTGTTGAAAAGAAACAATAAAAGTATCTTATCACTCAATTTTAGTCATTTTGACCTAGATTACACTATTTAATTACAAAAGTATACTGAAATTCCTGTACGGGAGAAATTTAATGTCAACAATGCTAGAACAAGCAATTATAGATGCAGCTGCATTACGTGAAACAGCAATTAAAAATGCAGAGTCAGCTCTAATTGAGAAATACGCAAAAGAGTTTAAAGATACTGTAGAAAAACTACTAGAACAAGAAGAGGTAACACCACCTGCGCCACCTGATGAAATGTCACCAGAGGCAGCTGCTGCTAATGCAGAAGATCCAATGGGTCCAACCGTAGTAGATGAACCAGTAGCTGATCCAATGCTTGGAGCACAACCAGTTCAAACAAGCACCGTTTTTGATAAGGTTAAAAACGCTTTTTTTGATCTTGATGGTGATGAAAACGAACTACTAACAATTAACTTTGATGGTCTAACCTCAAAACCAGGTGTTGATGTTACAGCTGGAGCAAGTGCTGCTTCAACTCCTGCTTCTCCAATTCAACAAGCTGCTCCAATGATGGAAAAACTTCGCATTGGAATGAAAACCTCTAAAAAAACAGAAAATCCTTTAGCTGCAATGGTAGCAGGTCAAGTTTTATCTAACGTGGCTGGTAATGCAATATCAAGTGCGCTAGATGATGACGATAAAGAGGAGGTTGATGAAGAGTGGGAACTAGAGGAAGAAATTGAATTTAATTTTGAATCTTATGATCGTAATTTAGATAATGAAAGATATCACGAATCGCAAGAAGAAGAACTAGAGGAAGAAATAGAGTTAGATGAAGCGGAAGAAGCCTCAATTCCAGTAGTGGATAGCGGATCTGCAAAAGATAAATCAGACGCTGCTAACTTGGAAGCTCAAGCATCTAAACTAAAGGCAAAAGCTGGTTTAAAAGACGCAGAAGCTCAGAAAAAATCAGCTGAGGTTGCAAAATCTCAAGGTTCTGAAGAAGCTCAACAAATGGAAGAAGATATTGAACTAACAGAAGAAGAGTTAAATGAACTTGAAGAATCTTTACGTGTTGATATGACAAATGTTTCTGATGGGTATATTGGAACACATAGAAAAGAACAAAGAGAAGCACATACTGTTGCTCATGCGGAAGCACGTGACGAAAAGAAAGTAGAGCGTTATGAAAAGAAGATGAAAGCAATTCAAGATCTTCAAGAAGCACTAAGCAACAGCGAAGAAGAAAAAGAAGAGCTTATATCAGTCATCAACACGCTAAAAGAGCAAGTTAGCAAGATAAACCTATCAAACGCAAAATTATTATATACAAATAAAGTTTTAAGTAGTGTCTCCTTGAATGAGCGACAAAAAAACCATATTGTCGAAAACATTACTAAGGCTTCAAGTGTATCAGAGGCAAAGACAATTTACGAAACACTTCAAAGCACAGTGGCGAGTATAAAAAATAAAACTCCAAAATCACTAAGCGAAGCATTAAATCGTAATTCATCGCCTTTCTTAGTAAGAAAACAACCAGCCTCACCAAACGACAACATGATAGATCGTTTAAGAGCATTAGCTGGAATTAAACCATTAAACTAAACAGGAGACTAAAATGGGCAATAAAGTATTAGAACAATTAACAGAAGGCATGGTCGAAAGAAACATGCTAAAAGAAACTCAAGGACTAGTTTCAAAGTGGGAAAAGAGCGGACTACTAGAAGGTCTAAAATCCTCACGTCAAAAGAGCACAATGGCTCGTCTACTAGAAAACCAAGCCGCAGAACTTCTACGTGAAGCTAACAGCATGGCAAACGGCGACGTTCAAGGTTTTGCCGCTGTAGCGTTTCCAATCGTTCGTCGTGTATTTGCTGGTCTAATCGCAAACGATCTAGTATCAGTACAACCAATGAGCCTACCATCAGGTCTAGTATTCTTCATGGATTTCCGTCGTGGAACTGACGTTGGTAACACCAGTGATGCTGTATTTGAAAAAGGTAAGTCATTCTTTGGTGATCGTCTAGGCGTTGAAATTACCGGTGGTGTTCGCGTTGACGGTGTTGATTATGCTGAAAAGGGTTTCTACAACCTAGCTAACGGCTATAGCACTGCTCGCTATCACTCATCTGTAACTGCAAGCGATCTAGCAACTCCTTATACAAGTTTTGGACTTGCATCTGCTGATGAACTACAAAAACAAGCAGTACGTTGGGACGCTGATCTACTAACCGATTCTAACTATGTTTCGGCTTCTGTTTTCCGCATTCCACTTACAAAACTATCACAATATGACCTACTAGCTGAAAACGATGTATTTTCATTATCAGTTGTCAGACACTCAGCAGCCGTATCAGGCGCTTATGATTATACCGGTTCACAAAGTGCATTAGGCGGAACCAGTAGCAAACTAGTTCGTCGTTTAACCAGAGTTGTCAGTGTTAACGATATTAAAAATCTAGAATTTGTTGTTGTTTCAAGTGGTTCAGCCGATGCAGCAACTCTATTTGGAACTGGCCAAGTTGTTATGTCATATCCAATCAAGGATAACCTAAACAACGTAGGCGAGAATGCTCTAGGTGCTCTAGTTGGTGCAAACCCATGGGTACTAGAAGGTACTTCAGTAATTCCAGAAGTTGAACTAAAAGTTGACAGCTTCTCAATTACTGCTCGTTCACGCAAACTACGTGCAAGCTGGACCCCAGAACTAGGTCAAGATCTAAACGCTTATCACAATCTAGATGCCGAAGTTGAACTAACTTCAATGTTAAGCGAACAAATCGGTCTAGAAATTGATCAAGAAATCCTAAACGATCTAGTCAAGGGTGCAACTGCTGGTGTCAAATACTGGTCACGTCGTCCAGGTAAGTTCGTAGATCGCAACACAGGTGTAGATATCGGTGCTACAACCTCACCACAATACACCGCTCCACCAGATTTCACTGGTAACGTTTCAATGTGGTATGAAACCCTAGTTGAAACCATCAATGACGTATCTGCACAAATCCACCGTAAGACTCTACGTGGTGGTGCCAACTTCCTAGTTTGTGGTCCAGAAGTAGCAAACATCCTTGAATTCACTTCAGGATTCCGCGCTTCAGTAACCGCAACTGACGAAAAAGGAACCGTTGGTGCTGTTAAGGTCGGTGATATGAACAAGAAATGGGATATCATCGTTCATCCATACTTCCACCGTAACGTAATTCTAGTTGGTCGTAAGGGTGGTTCATTCCTAGAGAGCGGTTATGTTTACGCTCCATACGTACCACTACAAGCTACTCCAACCATCTTTGATCCAAACACCTTCGTACCACGCAAGGCTGTTATGACCAGATATGGTAAGGCAATGGTCAGACCAGACATGTACGGTCTCTGCATAATCCAAGATCTACTTGGTTAATGTGTTTGTAGAATAAAAATGGAAAAGCCCTTGTCTATTGACGGGGGCTTTTCTTTTTGTTATACTGCAAAAGGAGAAAAAATGCAAGCTATATACAAAATAACAAATAAAATTAATGGCAAATTTTATATTGGAAGTACAAACAATATTACTAAAAGGTGGAATAACCACAAATCTAAGTTAAATAACGGAATCCATGAAAACAGCTATCTTCAATTAGCTTGGAGTAAATATGGTGAATCTTCATTTGAGTTTTCCATTTTAGAAGAAGTATCAAACGATAATAGAATAGAAAGAGAAATATACTATTTAAATGAAACTAAATGTTATAAAAGAGATATTGGATATAATTTTGATAAAAACCCAGTAGATAAAAGTGGGTCCAATAATCCATTCTATGGTAAAAAACATTCTGTATTGTCATTAAATATTATGAAAGAAAAAGCTAATAACAGAAATGAAGAAGTTAGAAAGAGAATGGGAGAAAAGAATAAAGGAAAAGGTATAAAATTAAATATAGAATTGGCAAGAGAAATAAGAAAATTGTATAGTACCGGCAATGAAACCTATCGTTCATTAATGAAAAAATTTAATGTAGCACAAGGAACAATACAAGCTATTCTAACCAATAGAATATGGGTTGAGTAGTATTTCTGCATTTTTTTTCTCTACCTCAGAATCAAACTATTTATATGTAAAAGTTGTATAAAAGGAGAATACACATGAAAGTAACAAAAGATTATCTAAAGAAGTTGATCCGTGAATCACTAGAGGCTGAAGGTGTAAAAGTTGATATGGGCCATTCAGAGCGTGGAGGGGATTATTCAAGAAATATAATGGACTCTGAGAAGGTTTCCGAAAATTTCGGAGTTGAAATAGGTCATAAGTTTACAAAACTTGGTAAAATCGAAGCATCACATATTTTTAGAGTACTTAAGAGTAATGTAAGTAACGGAAAAGCTCATGCTGTGAAAAATCTTGATGCCGAAAATTTTGTTAAAGGATTTAGAAAAGCTACACTAGGAAAACGCGCCGCAAAAGCTATTGATGATGGTATGTTGACAAGAATGTTTGAAAAAGCAAAAAATAAAGCATTAGAAGGAGTAGACCCAGAAACAATTAAGGGACCAAGAAAAATAAAAGGTTCTATGGCAGCTGGTGGTGGAGCTTATGAAGATGTCTATGGTGATTATTACGACGAAGATTAAACAATAATTATATAAGTATAATCCCCGTCAGTCTTAAGTGATTGGCGGGGTTTTTATTTGCTTATTGTTTCCACTAAAACTAATTACTATATAACATTTGAGGAAAAACTATATGGCATTGCCAATTTTAACACCAGCTTCACTTTCTAGCAAGGTTATACTACCACCAGTAGGAAATCCTGCAAACGTAAACAGTTCCTCATTACCATTTGCTGTATACGTAAATGAAGATTATTGGACAGAACAACAGATAGCTCTTTTTAAAAGCGGATCAGTAGAAGAAGTTGCACACGTATATAAAAAATTAGGCGGAGATGTACTAGATATTGAATTAGTAGAAACTCAGGTATATGCTGCATACGAAGAAGCAACATTAGAGTATTCATATTTAATAAACTTGCATCAATCTAAGAATTCTTTACCATTCTTATTAGGTCAAGCTACTGGATCTTTTGATAATCACGGACAAATAAGCGGAAGCGAAATTCCATCCGATGTTTCTCTTAAGCTACCTAAATTCTCTATTGGATACGCAAAAAATATAGGCTTATACACAGCCACTGAAGCGCTTTTAAACGGTGCTGAACCTATATACTCTGCATCATTTGTTCCAACTGCTGGAAGGCAAGATTATGATCTACAAGAGGCAGTTGAAGCATATGCATCAGCAAACGGATTAGATATAGAAAACAAAAGAGTTGTCATCAGAAAGGTTTACTACAAGACTCCTGGTGCAATGTGGAACTTTTATGGTTATTTCGGTGGATTAAATGTTGTCGGAAACTTAAGCACATATGGACAATATGCTGACGACAGCACCTTTGAGGTTATCCCAGCTTGGCAGAACAAATTGCAAGCAATGGCATATGAAGATGCGATAAAAACAAGAGTTTCAGACTGGTCATTTCAATTAAGAAATAACGTACTAAGGTTGTTTCCAACTCCAGCTGCAACAAGTCCTCTTAAGTTCTGGTTTGAGTTTACAATAGAACAAAACGGATGGGATAGCGGAACATCAAATGCCTCCGACAGCGTTAATGGTATAAACAACATGAACTCATTACCGTTTTCAAATCTTCCATATGATAAAATAAATTCAATTGGTAAACAATGGATTCGTAGATTTGCTCTTGCCTTATGCAAAGAGATGCTTGGACAAATACGTAGCAAATTTGCAACAATACCAATTCCAGGTGAAAGCGTAACACTTAATGGTGATAAGTTAATAAGCGAAGGTAAAGAAGAGCAAAAAGAATTACGTGAAGAATTAAAGACTCAATTAGCAGAGATGGTGTACACCAAGTTAGGTGAAGATAACGCTAAAATAGTGGAAGATGCATCAAAAATTCAGAACTACATTCCACAACTTATTTACGTTGGATAAAATAAATGGCACGCAAAAAGAAAGAGAATATAGTTCAATTACCACCGGATGCACCCCCTCCACCACTGTTTACTGGTGAGAAGGAACGTAATCTTGTTAAACAGGTAAACGATGAATTAATAGAACGTGTTATAGGTCAAGCAATTATTTACTATCCAATAAGTCGTGAACACACAGATTATCATCCTATATATGGAGAGGCAATACAAAAAACATTTCTATCTCCAATAAAAATAAATGCTCTTATAGAATGGGAAGGAAGTAAAACAGCAGCAGATCAATTTGGAGTTGACCGCGTTACTTCAATAATTGTTAAATTTCAACGCAGAAGATTAACCGAAGATCAAGATTTATATATAAGAGAGGGTGATTTTGTTTTATACGGTGATTCATTCTATGAAATTGTTTCGCTAAATGAATCAAAAAATTTGTTTGGACAAATAGATAATAAATTTGAAATAGTTGCTAAGTGCATTAAGTCAAGAGAAAGCGTATTTAATGCAAAGTAAAATTGCATTTCAGTTTGTCTGTTACTATTTATAGTAAATATTGTAACATCGAGTAACATCAAGGAGACATAAAGAATGTCAGTAGATAAATTTAGATTTGTAAGCCCAGGTGTTTATGTAAACGAAATAGATGAAACTGGTATACCACGTTTACCTGGACCAACCGGCCCAGCTATTATAGGAACTTCAGAAAAGGGTCCAATCATGAGACCTGTTGTTCTAAAAGATTACCAAGACTTTGAAGCAGTCTTTGGTGCACCCTCTCCTGGTGATGCATATTCTTCTCCAACCTATGGTGCTTTTGCGGCAAGAGCATATAAAGCAAGAGGTCGTGGAATTGGAAATGTAACCTTTGTTCGTCTTGGTGGTTTTCAACATGAAAATGCTTCTGAGCAAGGTAAAGCTGGATGGAAGATGAACAATGCTTATGGTTTATTTGTTCTACCGGTAAATTCTGGTAGTAATGGATATGACGCTACTGGTTCTGTTGCTGCAAACGCTCCACTTGCTGCAATAATATATACTTCTGGTTCAGACTATGGCTTAAGTGGCAAAAAACTAGATGGAACCTCGGTCGCTACTGCTGTTACCGGAACATGGATTATGGCTAATGCAAATAATCTAGAGTTTACCATTTCGGTTGATGGAAGTCCACAAATAATTGATTTTAGTGGTGGCGATAAGCATATTTCTAAAATCTTGAACACTAACCCAGTTAAAACAAATTCTAATATTGCTACAGAGCCAGATGATTATTTCTTAAGTGAAGTTTACACTGATTTCGTTGTAAATAAAGTAGGTTCAATAAACAATAAAAATTTTGCTGGCGTTCTTGTAAAGTTAAACAATGCCGATGCTGGTGTAGATTTTGCTAATTTCAAAGAAGGAGCTAAAGAAGCACAAAGCGGTTGGATTGTATCTCAAGACACTTTTGCAACTGGCTCTTTCGAAGCGGGTCCAGACGGGTTTTATCCATCTGTTAAGAAATTATTTAAAGTAGTTGGCTTAACAGAAGGAAAATGGGCAAACGAAAAAATTGTTATCTCAATAGAAAATATAAAGCAAGGCAGTACATATCAACCATATGGAACCTTTGATTTAGTTGTAAGAGATGCAACAAAAGCCTCCTTACCTCAATTAAAAGTCTATTCTGGTCTAAATTTAGATCCAAATTCTGCTAATTATATAGCTAAGAAAGTTGGTGATAAATACCGCAAGTGGGATTACGATAGGGCAGAATATGTTGAATATAATACATATGAAAATAACGACAAAGACATTAGAGTAGAAATGCACCCAGACGTAAATGCAGGCTTACTAGATAAATCTCTTTTACCTTTTGGTTTCTATGCTCCTCCTAAATTTGCAGATGCGAAAGTTTCCGGTTCTTTTATAGAATCTGGTATACCTTTTATAGATGGAGATATTACAGGAAGTAATGAAATTTCTGCCTCATTTATGTTACCAGAAATACCAGTTGTTTCATCCTCTACATCAGATAGTATACTAGGCATAAATATGAAAAAAGGAGCAATCATAAATCCTGATATTACTCATTATTTATCTTCAAAACCAGTTAATTTTACAGATAGACCAGCGTTTTTATTCTCTCTTGATGATTTATCCGGTTCATACGTTGGAACAACTTTAAGAAGTGTTACATGGAATATTGGTAACAGAAAAGGTAATAACTCTTTAACTAGCAACAATAAACTATCAGAGATTATAGAAAAAGGTTTTAACAAATTTCAATTTGCATTAGCTGGTGGAAGTGATGGTATTAACAAGCTAGAAAAAAATCCTTTCGCTAAATCTATTCTAGAAGCATCAGAAAATGAAACAGAAAATTATGCTTATAATAGTGTCAAGGTTGCTATAGACAGCATCTCAAATGCTGAGATAGTTGATATGAACGTAGCTGCTATGCCTGGTATAGATACTACTAGTCTTACAAATATGTTAATAGAAAAATGCGCTAACCGCGGTGATGCATTAGCTATTATTGATCTAGATGGCGATTATAATCCAGAAAATGGAAGTGTCAACCTAGATGTTAAGACTGTAGTTAGTAACTTAAGGGCAAGATCATTAAATAATAGCTATGGATGTGCGTATTTTCCATGGGTTAGAACAGCAGAGAATAATATACCACTACCTCCATCAGTTGCGGCTTTAGGTGTATTTGGTCACACAGAATCAACAAATGAACTTTGGTTTGCACCAGCTGGTTTCAATCGTGGTGGATTATCTAATGTAGGTTTAGCATCACCGGTAATGCAATTATCAGCAAAAGAAAGAGATGAACTTTATGAAAATAATATAAACCCAATTGCAAATTTCCCAGGAAATGGTGTTGTTATTTTTGGACAAAAGACTCTACAAGTAACTCCAAGTGCTCTTGACCGAATCAATGTTCGTCGTATGATGATCTATGTTAAAAAAGAAATTAGTAGAATGGCAACAAACGTTCTATTTGATCCAAACGTACAGGTAACTTGGAGTAGATTTACAAATCTTGCTGTTCCATTCTTACAAAATGTTAAATCACGTTTTGGATTAAGTGATTTTAGAGTGGTACTAGATGAAACAACAACAACATCAGAACTTGTAGATAGAAATATTGTTTACGCTAAGATAATGTTAAAACCAACAAGATCAATAGAATTTATAGCTCTTGACTTTGTTATTGCTCCAACTGGTGCTTCTTTTGACCAATAATTTATCTTAAAACTATATAATAATATTGGAGAAAAATAAATGCCAGATACACCAACAGCAGGTTTTTGGACAAGCAGTTTTGAGCCTTTAAGACAATATAGATGGTATATGTCGTTTGGCGTAGGCACCGAAAACACGACCGGCAAATTAATGGATGAACATATTTACACGCTTAAAAAAGTAGATAAGCCAAAAATGAAGTTGAACACTTTTCAACATAAATTTGTAAATCATTATTATAACTTTCCTGGTAGGGTGGAGTGGGAAGAAATTAGTTTGACGGTTGCTGCCACACAGGAAAGTTCAAAAGCTTTTTATGCTGCTTTAACAGGTGCAAATTATACATTTGATGTAGCCGCAGTTGCGGACAATAAATATAAAAATATATCAAAGAGTAAATTTAAATCAACTACCGGGAATCTAAAAATAATCCAGATAGACGCTGAAGGCAATGAATTAGAAACTTGGCAATTGATCAATCCTATATTTACTTCTATTCAAAATGGATCCCTGGATTATAGCAGTGATGAAATTGTAGATATAACCTGTAATATAGCTTATGATTATGCAAAATTTACATTACCCGGCGCTGGAGGAGGTGGAGCAGCTGGTGGAGCAGCTGGTGGAGCAGCTGGTGGAGCAGCTGGTGGAGCAGCTGGTGGAACCGGACAAACCTAAAACATTAATATTCATATTTGGAGAAAATAAATGGCATTTTGGAGCACAGGTGAGCCTTTTAGACAATTTAGGTGGTACATGATATTTGGAAATTCCGATGGAGCAGAGACAGCAGTTCCAACACTAACAGATAATATTGCTAAAACGGTAACAGAGTTTAATTCTATAAAATTAGATAACAACACGTTTCTATTAAAAAAAGTAGAAAAACCAAAGGTTAAAGTAGGAAAAATACAACACAAATATTTAAATCACTTCTATAATTACCCAGGAAGAGCAGAATGGGAAGATATTCAAGTTACATTTGCAGGAACTGCTGATTTATCTAACAGACTTGAAAATATATTTTTAAATAGCGGTTATAGCGCACCAAACTCTGAATCTAATAGAAAAACAATTTCTAAAACCAATATTGTAAAAAATACTGGTGCAACAATTCAAATAGTTCAAATTTCTGACGAAGGTGCAGCTCTCGAAACTTGGTCATTAAAAAACCCAATGTTTGTATCCGTACAATTTGGATCACTTGATTATTCAAGTGAAGATGGTGTAGACATACAGTGTACTATAAAATATGATAGTGCTTCTGTTTCATAAAACAATAACATACAATGGCATTCTGGAATAATCCAAGCGAAATATATCCTTTAACACAATACTCTTGGACTTTAGAGTTAAGTACAGATATTAATACACTAGCCGGGTTCGCAACTGATGAATTGCAGGTTGTTCTAAAATCGTGTACAAAACCTTCTTTTGAGATAGGTGTATCAGAACATAAACTCCTAACTCAAACAGAAAAATTTCCTACAACACTAAAGTGGAATCCGATAGAAGTTAAATTAGTGGCCACAAAAGATACCGAAAGAAAAATAGAATTAGTTATTAATAGATTAGGTTATAACACTCCATATACTGAAACTGATTCAGATACAGAATACAAACATCAAAGTATTAAAAAACTTGATGAAAGAGCACAATATGTTACAATAAAACAATTTAGTGCTGATGCGGAAGAATTGCAAAAGTGGCAACTTTACAACGCATTTATATCGTCTGTTAATTATGGAAATTTATCGTATGAAACAGACGGATTTGTAGAAACGTCATTAACAATTCAATATGATTATGCTATATTAGGTGGGTCTATCATAGAACCCCAACCCCCCGCCCGCCCCGCGTAATAAAGAAAGCAGGAAAATATGAGAAACAATGAAGATAGAATAGGAATAAATAAACAACTACAAGATGTTACACCTCCAAATGTTTTACAAGCAAATAATCAAACACTAAATTTAAATTTTGTTGTTCCAACAGAATTTGTTGAACTACCTTCAAAGGGTAGATTTTATGATCCGTCGCACCCTTTACATGGCAAAGAAACAATTGAAATAAAACAGATGACCGCCAAAGAGGAAGATATTTTAACCTCAAGAAGCTTACTTAAAAAAGGCGTTGCACTAGACAAATTACTAGAATCAATCATTTTAGATAAATCAATAAATCCAGATACGCTAACTATTGAAGACAGAAATGCAATTATAGTTTCAACAAGAATTAGCGGATACGGTCCACAATATACAACTTCAGTTATTTGTCCTTCTTGCGAACAAAAAACAAGGTATACTTTTGACCTTTCTAACAAAATTAATTCTATTGAAACCGAAGAATTTGAACAGGATCCAGAAACAGTAATTGACGAAAATGGTAATTTTTCTTTTGTACTTCCTTCTACAAAGTGGAATGTTGTTTGCAGGGCATTAAACGGAAGAGATGAAAAAACAATTTCAAATCTATCAGAAGCAAAAAAGAAAAGCTCAAACGACTCTTTTTTAATTGATCAACTACTATTAATGGTTGTTTCAATACAAGAAGTAACAGATAGACAGGTTCTTCAAAATGCATTAAACGCCATTCCAGCAAGCGATTCAAGATTTTTAAGAAAAATGTATAGAAAAGCTGTTAAACCTTTTGAAATGAAACAAAGTTTCTATTGCTCAAATTGTTCTCACGAAGCGGATTTGGAGGTTCCGCTTTCAGCAGACTTCTTTTGGTTTAAGTGATGAATATCAAAAGAATATCTATGAGAGCTTCTTCTATTTAAAGTATTATGGAGGTTTCTCACTTTTTGAAAGTTATAATCTTCCAATACAGCTAAGAAACTGGTTTATAGATAAATTAAGCAATCAATTAAAGGTAGAAAGCGAAGAGATAAAAAAAGCATATAGTAAATAATAGGTGAGGCATGTAAAGTGCCTCACTTTTTTTTTATTTATCTAATTATTATACGTTGTTTCAATACAGGGAAATAAAAGATGGCAGATCCTAAAAACCCAAAAATAGAACAGATAGAAAATATAAGTGGTGATATAAAGAAAGCATCAGAAACAGAAGATGCTTATCTTGATAGGATTCTTGCAAAATATAAAGCAAGCAATGCCGAAATAGCTAAAAAAGTAAAAGAGACTAAAAAACAGCTGGAATTGGAAAAAGAAATCCTTAAGATACAGAAAGAGCGAGAAGGTCTAGACAAAAGAGAAGCAGACATAAACAAGAAAAAATCTTCTTCAAATCAAGAGAATTTAAAAGAATCACAAAAGCTATTAAAAAATTTAAAAGAGCAATACGAAGAAGCAAAAAGAAGTGGCGATTTAAATGAAGAGAAGACAAAAAAGTTAAAAAAGCAACTTGATGAACAAGAAAAGATACACAAAAAATTAAAACAAGAAGTAGAAGAATTAAAAAAATCAAATAAAGAAGCAAAAGAATTAGACGAAGAATTTAAAGAGGTTGACAAATCTGCTGGCGGTGTTGTTGGTACATTAAGCAAAATAGGAAGTGGAATTAGTGGCCTTGTCGGCGGTGTTGTTAGTCTGGGAACCAGTTTAATAAGTGGTATCTATAATGGTATCAAAGGTTTAGCTTCTGGAATTCATGGGGCTTTTGATGTTATTTCCGGTGGTATGCTTGGAAATATAACTGGTACATTTGGTAATATTACAGGATTTATAAAAGATGGTATCCGCGAATTAATGGACCGCCAAAAAGAATTTGCATCTACAACTGGTGTTGCAGCAAAAAGTGTTGGTGTTGACCTAGCAAGAATGGGTAAATATTATGGCAATCTTGGTGTGGATGTTGATTCAGTTAACAAAACATATTTAAGATTATTTGAGTCAATGTCTAAATTTTCTAGACTAAGCACAAAAGAACAAGAACGGTTATCTGTTCATACAACGCTTATGGGTAATTTTGGTATTTCGCAAGATGCAGTTGCGAGAAATTACGAAATATTAACAAGATCCATGGGAAAGTCAACAGCACAACTAACACAATTTTCAGATAGACTGATGAGACATGCCATAGGAGCAGGAATTGCACCAAAGAAGATGGTTGAAGAGTTTGCTCAAGCTGCTCCAAGGTTGCTTGCTTACGGACAAAGAGCAGAAGAAGTTTATATAAAGTTAGCTAAAGCAGCAAAAGGTTTAGGTGTAGAAATGTCTACACTAACTGGCGTTTTAGGAGATCAATTTGATAGCTTTGAGGGATCTGCAAAAATAGCCGGTCAATTAAATGCTGTTCTAGGTGGAAATTATTTAAATTCAATAGAATTATTAAACGCATCAGAAGAGCAGAGACTAGTAATTTTAAGAAGAAGCTTGGATATGGCTGGTGTGTCGTTTGGAGCTTTGGATAAATGGGGCAAAAAAACAATTGCAACAATTATGCAAACAAGTGATATGGATCAACTTACAAGAATGTTTGGTGGATCCACAGCTGATTTAACTAAGCAGATGAATAGTCAAGCTGCAACTCAAGATAAACTAATGGCAGGATTAAAAGAAGCCGCCGACCCATTAAAGAAAATATCAGCTTTCTTCGATACATTTAAACAAGAGTTGATGCCATTTGCTGAAAAAACAAATGAGATGCTAAGTACTATAGCGAGTCCAGAAGTAGCCAAGAAAATAGAGGGTGTTATAGAACAGATAAAATCGTTTTTAATGAATTTGTATGAAACAGCTAAAGGCTATATAACAAACTTTATGAATGATAATAACATAACTTTTGATTCCCTGCAAGAGAGTTTTATGAAAAAAGTCGGAAGTATGCAGGAAGGTTTAATGGGTGCATTTGAAACCGCTAAAGTATTCTTAATGGATACATTTAATGAAATAAAAGCATTTTTTGAGGGAGATGAAAGCATAACAGACCTTATAAAAAGAAAATTTTTAGATTTAGCAGGATTTGTAAGCGAAAACTTGTCTAAATTTGCTCCTAGTTTTAAAACAGTAGCTATAGCAGTTGGCGCTATTGCATTAGCTGTGTGGGGATGGGGCAAAGCATCAAAAACAGCCGCACCTGAAGTAGCTGGTTTGACTTTTGAGATAGTTGCAATTGGAGCAGCGATTGGAATAGCTGGTTGGGGTATTTCCAAAGTTGGCGAAGGTATAAAATTTGTTCTTGATGGATTAGGTGGATTAATAAAAGATATCTTTGGCTCCATAGTGGAATTAATTAAAGCACCAGCTGCAGCTGTAAAGGACTTTGGTCAGGGCGTAAAAGATCTTTCTGCTGCTGCTTCTGATATTGGTCTTGTTAATCTTGGTAAATTAGTTGTAATTATTAAAGATATGGCAGGGGTGGGAGATGCTTTCGCTGCAACACAAATTACATATAGTAAACTTACTTATTCAATAAACAATCTAAATGTTGGAAACATAGACAGATTAGAAAAACATATGACAACAATTAGAGATTTTGCTTCTGTAGATAAATATAGTGACAATCTGGCTGCGTTAGGGTCATCAATGGAAAAAATGTCACAAAGTTTTAACACTCTTCCAGCAGATAAACTATTATCTTTTAACCAATCTTTGGTTAATTTTGACAAGCTAATATCAAATTCAAATTTGGTTGCTTCATCAAAAGCAATTGTTGAAGCTGTAACAATGATATCCTCAGCATTAAACAGTATGCCAGAGAACAAAAAAGTAATGCTTGAATCTGTTGTCAGTACAATAAACACTGTCAAACAAATTTCAGATGATCAATTAAAACCATCAAAACAGTTTTTTGAAGTAGTTACTAAATACTATGAAGCGCAAGCTAATTCAAAAACAGCTGACCAAGATGCTGTTGTTCAAGCATTAAAAGAAGCAACAAGGGCGATAGTTGGTGAATTGAAAGAATCAAGAGATTCTCAACCTACAATTAATGTTAAAGTTGATTCTACCGGAAACGTAATCAGAATGAATACACCAGCTAAGGATGTATTATACACACCAGGATAAAGATATGCCAGTTGAAGTTAATACAATTTATATTTATTCTTTTGTTGCAGATATGCAATTTAAATTTCCTGCTTATTTAACTAATTTTGCAGATAATAGAAATTGTAATTGGTCAACAAGTGAAATATATGGTAGAAAAGATCCTATATATACATATAAAAATACTACAAGAACTATAAATTTAGAATTTGACATACCGTGTATATCGGAAAATAGTTCAAACCCCATCCAATCTTCTCTTCAATTTTTTAAATACAAAACGATGTATCCAATTTATGGTAATTATAAAAATAATAATATTTTAACAGTTCCTCCATACCACAGAGTTAGATTATGTAATCTAATCAAATCAGAAGAAACATATACACATACAAAAACGGTCCAGCGCAATACTGAGACAAAGACTATAGAGCTTACAAAAGACGGCTTATTGTGTTGGATTTCAGAATTTTCTTATTTTCCAAAAGTAGATAATGGGTTTTTTATTAATAACTTTGATAATAATATTTATGCAAAATTATTCTCCGTTTCTTTAACATTAAATGTTATTCACGAAAATTTATTGGGTTATAAGGAAAGTAGTGGTACTATAACAAAAAGAAGTGACAATAATACATCTGATACACCTCCACCCCGCGCCGTTGCTTCAACACCAGCTGAATCAGCCATCGAAGATGGAGTACTTGCATGAGTGATATATCTATAACTTGTCTTTCTTCTGACAAAAAAGTTGATTTTAAACCCTATCTAACAGATTTTAAAGACACAGTAACTCCATCGTGGACTTCTACCGATACATATTCAAGAATGGATCCAATATATACATATAAAATGACAAAAAGAAAAATAAACATGTCATTTGATGTCCCAAGTGCAAATTCTAGTTCTGCTAAGGAAAATTATGATAAAATGAATACATTATTAGACTCAATGTATCCTATTTTTGATGAAAAAAATTCTGATATGTATGGATCTGCTATTATAAATGGCCCTCCGTTATTTAGAATAAATTTTAGTAATTATGTTGATAATACATTGGGTGTTATAACATCGCTTTCTTTTAAACCTGAGTTAGAAAATGGTTTTTTTGTTATAACAGGATCAAACACTACCGATCCCATGATATACCCAAAATTATTCAAAGTAAATATTTCTTTTGATGTTATACATGACAACGGTAATAGTGACTTTAATGCAGCTAGTGGACAATTAACAGTAACGCCTCCAGCGCAACAAGGCGCCGGATCGCGCGATGCAGCTACGACCAGCACCGATGCTGCTGGGGCGCCTAATGATTCGACACAAACAAACCCTCAAAATCCGGCTGGAGATGTCACTCCGCCGCCACCAGCATCTTCAACTTTACCTGATTTAGATAAACTTATAGATGATGCAATTAAAAGTTTTAATGGTGATCCTCCTCCGAAAAATCCAAAATATAAAAGAGGTAATATAGGAGATGGAGGAATGAAAAAAATTAGAGAGCTATATACACAACTTACAGAAGATGGAAATTTCCAAAGACACATATGGATAAGAAAAGGTAAAGCGTCTAAAGATACAGAAGAGTACAAATTAAATGAACTTATTGCAACATTGTCCAAGGGTAAATAAATGATAAACAGGTACAGATCAAGAAATGTAATAACAAACGATAATGACATGTACTCAGAAGTCTTTAATGAACGAAACATGAAAATTGTAAGACAATATGAAAGTCCAAATGATTATCGCCCACCACCGGCAGATTACAAAAAAGTCCAAACAGTAAGGCATGTTTGGACAGTTGGAGATAGGTATTATAAATTAGCATATCAATACTATGGTGATGTAAAAGATTGGTGGATAATAGCTAAATTTAATAATAAACCAACAGAAGCGCACATAAAACTAGGTGAAGTTATACTTATACCAACAAGAATAGAAGAAGTTATAAATCTTTTTAGATTATAGAAATGAGGTTGTAGATGGCAGATGTTGACCCTGGCAATAAAATAAGGACTGAAAAAGGTTTAGTTGTTAGAGATAAAAAAGATGGTGGTGCACAATACAGACTATATTGGGGTTCTTTTAAAGGTGCAACTGGTACGCACACTACCTATTTTTTTAATCAAAATAACAGTATTTTAGAACCTGGCAATTCAGTTTTTACAAAATTAAAAAAATACTACGTGGATGATCCCTCAAACTGTGATATTTATTTTTATTTTTTGACAGCTTTTGACTATTCAAGGATTATAGATTATTTATTTTATACTAAAAATATAAATATTCAAAAGGCTAGGGAATATTATAACGATCCCAACTACAAGACAAACCCAGGAGGATTTGGCTTGCTGCAGCGCGCCGTCAGTATTGCAAAAGATTTTGCTAATAACTTATCAAATAAAGCGCAAATTTACATAATAGGATCAGAAGGTCATAATCTTAAGCCGATGCGGACGGAACTTGATCACCAAAGCACCTTTATAAGAAATTCGGGTTATAATAAAGAACAAATATACGAAGGACAACACTGGGAGCCTTTTGTTAGATTAATAAATGGCCTTATTGGCAGTAGCAGTCCCGTTACTGAAGAACCAATTAAATTTATTAAATTTAGAAATGGCTTAACCTATCCACAATTTGAGCAAGAAGTTAGAGAATTTATACACCAACAACAAGCAGCGAGACTTATCGTCAAAGGAGCAGGTATAAACCATAATCTTGATGAATATCTTGTTAAAAAACCTGCAGATGCACCAAGAGCAACAACAAAACCATCCACCTCAACATCCTCCTCCACTTCATCACCCTCATCATCCACACCTACATCTCCTCCAACCGCACCAACTGAAACAGATGACGTTCGCCAAAAACGTGAACAAAAAATAATAACAGCAAATAAAACAAGAATAAATGAACAAGCCGCATTAATCATAAATGCTGACAGGTTTTTAGCACAGAAATATAATATTGTCGATAAAGCTAATGATCAAAGGACTTCTAAGCTGGCAAGAAAGGACGAAGTCTATGAAAACTTTGTTTTATATAGAAATGGTAGCGCTGACGGCGCAGGTGGTCATATTGACTTTACAAAAAATCTGATCAAAACAGAAGAGTTCAGATCTCTCCTAAGAGACGCCGATCCTGCATTATTATCTGCTTTGACACCAGCTATAAGAATATATAAAGTATTCTATCCAAGCAAAACAAAAACAGGTACAAAAAGAGGAAATCAATCTTTTTCTTGGTTGGTTCCTTTTGATGAAGTTCCGTTTAATGTAAAAAGAGGAGAAGTTGCAAAAACATCTGCTTATTTAGGAACCAATAAACAAGATTCAATAAATAAAATACTAAACGGAGAATCAAAGCTCCATGGAGCAGGAATAAAATCGTTTAGTTACAAGTTCATAGGAACAAATCCAGCAGAAGTAAACAGTAGAATTGACGCTGATTTAGAACTATATTTCCAGGATGTAAGAGACTTAATAAAAGTAATAGATGTTGGAGCACAAGATAAAAATTTTATTGGTGACCCTAAACCAACTGCTACACTAAAGTTTTCATACGCCGATCTTATTGCCGATTCTCCATTGTATAAATCAACCGATTCAAATCCTATAATAAATGAAGATTATTATAGAATAAAAATAGCGGTTGGATATTCTATTCCTCCAAAGTCTTATCTAAAGAAGTTGTTAAATGAAGACGATGATTCTAAAATACAAAAACTAATAGATGCTCTAAAAAAAGCAACTGTTGTGCTTTATTTAAACCCTCATACACATCAAGTTTCATTTGATGAAACCGGTTCTGTCATACTAAAAATTAAATATACCTGTGCTATGACAACAGATAAAACAAATTTAAACTGTTTAAGAATTGCTAAAGATTCCTATACAAAACTTAAAACAGCAGAGGAAGCTTATGATAATGCTTTATCAAGTGCTACTACCTCCGACAATAAAGAAAAAGCAAAGAAAGCTTTATATAAAGAATTGGCAGATGTTGAATATAACAAAAACGAAGTATATGCAGAAATTTTTTCAAGATTAACTGGTGTGCATAGAAGTACAAACACAACTAAATATAAATTATTTGAAGCAGTTTTTAACGCAGAAGCGCTTGGTTTAACACCGACGGGTGAATTACAAACAGACACAACAAAACTTTATGAAAATTTAGATAAAGCAAGACAAGTTAAATCCTTTCAAACTACAAAATTTGGTCAAGAGGATCGTGGATATTATTTAACTCAAAATCCTGCTATTCCGGACGATGCGATTATCAAACCAGATATGAATGACGCACAGCGCAACGACGCCGTTGCAAAATTACGAGAATATTATTCTAATTTAGCACCACAAACAAATTTAAGCAAAACTGACCCAAGTTTAGCAAAAGGTTTGTTCCCTGTAAAATTCATGTTTTTTGGAGACATATTTGACACATTTTGTGAAATATTAGATAACGTAGATTACGAAGAAGATAGACCAAAAATAGTATTAACCGAATTTGCTCTTGATATACCAGTTTCTTATAAAAGTGGTGAAGGTCAAAATGGCATAAAATATCAAAATTTTGTTTTTAACATAGCTGACATACCTGTATCTCTTGAAATGTTTAGATACTTTTTTATGGAACGAGTCGTAAAACAACGCCTATCAAAATATGATCTATTCTCCTTAATAACAGATCTTCTTGTGGATGTTATATCAAACTCGGTCTCTACATCCTATTTTGGATCCAAAGGTGTATTAAATAATTCTGTACGTATGACTTCTTTATCTTTATCTTTCCCAAAAGCAAAAGATAAGGATGTATTAGAAGGTATCAGAGAAAGAAATTCTGGTGCACCACAAAAATACAATGGCATAATACTTGGAACAAACATTAAAGATAAAAGACAAGAACTAATACAGTCTACTACATTAGAGACATTTTCAGGAAATATAAGCAATTATTCAATAATGCATACATCTAATCAATTTCCACAAATTATTAGAAGTAATAATGGAGTTGTTGACAAAGATGAAGCAGCAGGTATATTTCATATGTACGTTGGATCAAACAGGGGTTTAATTAAAAAAATAGATTTTGTTAAGCAGGATATGCCTTTTTATAAAGAGATGAAGTTTAGATCTAGTTTTGGTGAAAAAAGTTTAGGAAGATTATTAGAAGTTTATGATGCAAACATAACAATGTTTGGAAATAATATTTATAGACCTGGTGATTTTTTGTATATTGAACCTATATTTTTTTCAACCAGTCAGGCAGCAGCAGATTTAGGCAGATTAGGTTTGGGCGGCTATTATATGGTTATGGACGTTGAAACAAAAATGTCGTCTGATAGCTATGAAACTGTTCTAAGAACAAAAATAGTTGGAAGGGTAGAAAATGGTAGTGTAGAATCCTTTGCGCCATATCGAGGCGGCGCGCCGATTAAACTATAGGAGACAAAATGACTTTTGATGATAAATTATATTATCCCTCAAGAAGCAAAAACGATACCGATTCAACAACTGTTTTGTTTGAGGCAAGAGATTTCTTTAAAAAATATACAACTCCTTATGCTGAATATCGTGCGCTAACTTCTATTAACTCTAAAGTTAGTTTTGAAAATAGAAGAATTATTCCTTTTAGTGATTTATACAGAGAAAACAGTTTATATGGAACAATAGATGATGAAGGTGATATAATATCACCGCTACCAACTATGAGTAATTTTAGAAGTGTTGGAAATGATATTGATGGAAATATAATTTATTTACAAAATTTTGTTGCAGACGCTATGACAGATATGGTAAAGTATCTAGATGATCGAATGACAGCTGGATGTGTTGGAGCTTTACCAGCAGATATAGCAGGATCACAATTTTTACATTTAAAAGTAAAAAAAGCATACAAGCCGTCCTCTGAAGTATCAAGTTTATACTCAGCAAATGCAGTAATAACAGCAAATAAATTTAAAGAATACTGCAATTCAAATAAAGGACTCGACTCAGCGATTAAAGATCCTGTAGAATTTACAAAGCATTATTTGTACTTTTTAAAAGACCACATAGATATCATACCTGCAACAAAAACAAGATTTCAAGCGGCCATGTATTTTGAATCGTTAAATAACGGTATTACATTCTCTTTATCCGACGATGACTGTGGAGATGATGAAAACAAATATGAAAAATATATGTTAGATAAAATGTTTCTAATGTTTTCAGATGCATGTATACGTTATGGATTTAGGATGGATAAAAATAATATTTTTCTTCTACACGCAGATTTAAATTCGCCAGCTATGAAACCATATTTACAAAAATATGGATTAACAGATTATAAAGATGTGTTTAAAAAAAGATATAAAAAAATATATGTAGAAGACATAGAATCATTAAAAGAATATTTTATAGATTCTTATAAATCATTTTTAACAAATAATAACTATTATAAAAAATATGTAAATGAAGTTAAGTATGTTAGTGAAATAAAAATTTTAACAAGAAAAACACTAGAAAGTGAACAAGATGAAAAAAATTATTTTAGAAAATTTCCTGATTCATTTTGGATAAAATTATATATTCAATATAAATCTTCTGAGTTAAAATACAACTTTAATAATAAAGAAATAGAGTATCTAACTAGGAAAACATCTTCCATGTATTCGCTTAACAAAAAAGACGGATTAAAATATATAAATGATAAATTTAATGAATTAAAAAATAACATGAATTTTTCCTCTTCCAAGAAATAATTTGCCGTGCTATTCTATGCAGAAGTTAAAATGAGGTTAAATTGATATTTCAAACACTAGACGACAAAAAAGAATGTATTGGAGTATATGCAGAAGGAAAGTTAAACACGGGTAATATACCAAATAACCTAACAGAAACCTGGTCTTATTCATCTTTTTTAAAAGGTAAAGATATAGAATATGCCAAACTATATTGTGAAGGAAAGAATATAGCGGACATATGTCCAGAAAACTTAAAAGAAGAGTACGATAAAGTAGTTAAAAAACTACACTCATTCAATAATTCATTTAAAGAAGCTAAGATAGATTTATCAGAAAATTGTTTTTTTGATTTAACTCCAAAGAAGTTTTTAATTGACTATTGTGAAGTAAAAAACAAAATAACAAAACACGTACTAGAAACATATAAAAAACCAGTAGAGTATGACTTTTATAGAAGATTTAATGAAATTATTGTAGATATAGAAGAACGTGAATTAAACGTAGATTTTGAGCAGATGAAGAAAAACATCGCTAAAGACAAAGATTTAGTTCACTATCGCAGATTGTTAAATGTTGATGATAAAGTATCTTACAATCTTTTTGGCTCAATAACAGGTAGGCTATCTACAAATAAAAATAGCTTTCCAATTCTTAACTTCCCAAAAAGTTTTAGAAATGTTATAAAACCTCAAAATGATTGGTTTGTTGCATTTGACATGAATGCAGCAGAACTAAGAACTTCTCTTGCACTAGTAGAAAAAGATCAACCAGAAGAAGATCTATATGAAACTATTTCAAGAGAAATTTACGAAGATAAGCATACAAGAAAAGAAGTAAAAGAAGCTACAACTGCTTGGCTATATAATTCTAATAATGAACTTGCAACAAAATACGCAGATAAGCTAGATGAAATGTTTTGGAAAGAAACACTTATAAACACACATTGGGATGGAAAATATGTTTATACACCATTTAATAGAAAAATTGAAAGTGATAAGTTCCATGCTATTTCGTATCTAAATCAAAGTACGTTTATAGATTTATGGCATAGACAAACAATAAAAGTAGATGACTATTTATCAGACAAAAAATCTTTTATTGCTTTTCTTCTGCATGATGAATTAGTGCTAGATATAACCGACGATGAACGCGGTGATCTACCAGAAATTATAAAACTAATACAAGATACTCAATTTGGTAAATTTCTTGTTAATGTAAAAGCTGGTAAAGATTACGGCAATATGAAGAAACTAAAAATTAAGGTATAAAAATGACTGTTATAGGATTGGGTGAAGCTGGATGTAGTATTGCTGAGTTGTTTGAAGGTAACGATAAATTTAACGTTAAATTGTTTGATACAAACATAGAGGGTGATAACTGTTTTTCACTTCAAAAACAAGCATCTCCGGAATCGTATGAAAAACACTTCCCAGATGTTCAAAAGTTTCTTGAAGATAGTGATGAGGAAATTTTATTCTTTGTAGCTGGTGGCGGTAATATAAGTGGTGCTACATTGAAGCTATTAAATTATGTTAAGGACAGAAAAATATACGTTGTATATATAAAACCAGACATTCAATCGTTAGACAATATGCAAAAAATGCAAGATAGACTTGTATATAACGTATTGCAGGAATATACAAGAAGCGGTATGTTTACTGGTATGATTGTTGTTTCAAATGAACAACTAGAGAATGTATGTGGCGAAGTCCCAGCATACACGTATTATCTAACGCTAAACAAGCTGCTTGTTAACACAATACTTGCTATAAAAAATGGTATGCAAAAAGAGCCAATATACGACACATATTCTAGTCCAAGAGAAGTAGCGTGTATTGCTACATATGGTGTATATGATTTAAAAACAGATGAAGAAAAATTTTTTTATGATCTATCCAACATAGAAAACAAATGTTACTATTTTTTCATAAACAAAAATAGGTTAGAAAATGATGGTCATCTATTTAAAGAAATAAAAAATACGATGAAAAAAAAATCTGTTGACAGCGTAAAAATTTCCTGTATAATACATGAAACTGACTCGGAAGAAGATTTTTGTTATGTAACAGCAAATTCTTCAAAAATCCAAAGATGAGAATATTATGAAAACTTTTAGAGCAACATTTAGAAAAAAAGACGGCTCGATTAGAGAAATGTTTTTTGCAAAATTAAAAGACTTGCCGCCAGAATTTTTAGCTGGTAAAGTAAAGGGGAAGAGTTCGCCGCCTCTCAAAGAAGGAACAGAATTGGTTTGGGATTTAGATCTAAATGAATTTAGAATTGTAAATTGGACAACTGTTCTTGGCGACGTAGACGAAAAAGAAGAAAATATTGTACTTTAACTCTCCATTTTAGCGTGGTAGAGTTCACAGCAAGTTCGGCGGGAGATTTACCGACCGACTCACAGGAGAAATAAAATGGCTATTGATATCAAGAAGATGAAGGCAAAACTTGACGCACTAAACAGTAAGGGTGGAAGTGGTAACAAGACTTCGTTCTGGAGTCCAAAAGAAGGTAACAGTTATTCAGTACGTATTGTTCCAACACCAGACGGTGATCCATTTAAGGAATACTGGTTTCACTATGAACTAGGTACTCAAGGAGGCTTCCTATGCCCGAAGAAGAACTTTGGTGATAATTGCCCAGCTTGTGATTTTGCCAGCAAGCTATATAAAGAGAAGAATGAAGAAAGTGCCAAAATGGCTAAAAAGTTTCTTCCACGTCAACGATTCTTCTCACCAGTTGTTGTAAGAGGTGAAGAATCAGACGGCATTAAGATTTGGGGATATGGCAAGCTTGCATATCAGGATATGATTAATCTTGTACTAAATCCAGACTACGGAGATATTACAGACCCAGAAGAGGGTACAGATCTAACAATTGCTTCCAGCAAAGCTCCTGGTCAATCATTCCCAACAACCAAGATCACACCAGCTCGTAAAACCAGTAAACTATGCCAAGGTAGTTCACAAGATTGTAAGGAACTACTAGACTCTATGCCAGATTTTGAGAAGCTACATACTCGTAAATCTTCAAGTGAAGTTGGTCAGATTCTAGATGAGCATCTAGCTGGTGCTGACGCAGAAGAAGAAAGCAGTGAGACTGTAAAGTTTGGCAGCAAACAAGCTGTTAAACCAGTTGTCCGCAAGCAAGAACGCAATCCAGTCGATGAAGCATTTGATGCACTTTTGGACTCTTAACAACAAAAATTTAGCGTAGTATAAGAAGGGAGTGGGTGCAAATCTGCTCCCTTCTTTCATAATCCGAGGAAAATATGGCTAAAAAAGCACCATCATCAGCAGGAAAAATAAGTATCGCAGATATGCGAGCAATGATTAACAAAAAAAGTGGAAGAGAAGTAGCATATGATCTTCAAGATCAAAATCCAACAGAAGTAACTGAGTGGATTCCAACAGGCTCACGATGGCTTGATTCAATTATTTGCAGGGGTAAACTAGCTGGTGTTCCTGTCGGTAAGATTAGCGAACTAGCAGGCGAAACAGCCAGCGGCAAAAGCTATATGGCTGCACAGATTGCAGCAAATGCCCAAAAAATGGGTATTTCTGTAGTCTATTTTGATAGCGAAAGCGCTATTGACCCAGACTTTCTAGAAAAAGCAGGGTGTAATATTGAGAATCTGCTATATGTTCAAGCAGACTCTGTTGAGTTTGTTCTTGAAACAATTGAAGATCTGTTGAAGAGTACAGATGATAAATTCTTGTTTGTATGGGATTCAATGGCACTTACACCAAGCAAGACTGATATTGAAGGTGATTTTGATCCACAATCATCAATGGCTGTTAAACCAAGAATTCTATCAAAAGGTTTATCAAAGCTAATCCAGCCAATTGCCAATAAGCAAAGCACCCTGCTTATTCTTAATCAATTAAAGACAAATCTAAATGTACAAAATATTAAATACGCAACAGATAGTGAAAAGTATACAACTCCAGGCGGAAAAGCTCTTGCATATTCTTATAGTCTCCGTATATGGCTAACAGGTCGTAAGGGAAAAGATGATTATGTAAATGATGAGCGTGGTTATAGAATTGGTTCAAAGGTTAAAGCAAGGCTAGAAAAATCACGATTTGGAACACAAGGCAGGGAGTGTCTATTCCGTATTATGTGGGGTACTGAACAAGTAGGTATTCTTGATGGAGAAAGCATCTTTGAAGCCATCAAACCATTTATTAAACAAAGTGGTGCATGGTACGAAATTGAAGTAGACGGTAAACCAAAGAAGTTCCAGCAATCTCAATGGGACGATCTTATGAAAGATGACAACTTTAGACAGACTGTTTATAGACTAATGGACGAAGAAGTAATTGTTAAATTTGATAACAGAGAGGGAGAGTCTAGTCTTTTTTATAATATCGAAGGTTCTGAACCAACCGAACAGGCGGTATAGTACTATTTATGTTTAATGATTGGTATACTATTCTTTGTATGCATGTTTTATATGGTCAAGTTTATTTTTACGAGTGAACAAAATCCAAAAATTACATTCTTAAGAATGAGAATAAAAGCAAAAATATACTATTTACGTATACAAAGGTATTTAAAATACATAAAATGTAAAATAGGAAAAAGAAAATGAAGCTAACAAAAAATTATGTAAGAAAGCTAATTCGTGAACAACTAGAAAACATGCAATCACTAGAACAAGAAGGTGCTATGACGGGTGTTGCTGCTGGAGTTGGTTTAACATTATTTACAGCTCTTGCTGGAATGTCAGCAAAACAACAGGTTGACAGATTTGGACAAATTATGCAAAAAGTTCAAGCTGATAATCGTGGTTGGGATGAACTCTCTAGAATTTATATGGAAAAGACTGGATCTGACCCAAAAGCTGATAATATGGATCTAGAAGATCTAAAAATATTTGCTGCCGGCGGCGAATTAAAAAAATAAAAAATTTATAGAACTTGACCAATTTAGCCCACTGTGATATTCTGCTGTCACAGTGGGTTTTTTATTTGGAGAATAATAATGTCTATGGGTTTGTGTTGTCAGTTCCTACAGGAGAAGAAAAAACGGAATGGTGATACTATTTATCAAAATATCATCAAAGAGAAATCTTTACAGTTAGGAGCATATAAAAATGGAAGATATGATACACAAAGAATACTTGAAACATATAGAAACAATATCAAAGAGCACTTGCGAGTCATTCCTAAACTCAATGAACTCAGCATTAAGTCTTTCAGAATATCAAGTTCTCTTTTTCCACTTTTTGAATTCAATGCAGGTCTTGCAAAACGAGATGGAGAGATTCTCTCAGGGCTTAGACTTCTTGGAGAAGAGTTCAAAAAAAGCGGAATCCGAGTAACGACACACCCAGGGCAGTTTACTGTCTTGTCAAGTGATAAAGATTCTGTTGTACAAAATTCTATAAAAGAGCTAGAATATCATGCATGGATTTTTGATCAGATGGGTTTTGATCAAACGCCTTATTATGCAATTAATATTCATGGTGGTAAGGCTAAACGTGGAGAGCGTTTAATTGATGTAATTAATTCTTTGCCAAAATCAGTAAAAAATAGACTAACGTTAGAGAACGATGAAAAGTCATATTCCATCTCTGATCTACTTCAGATTCATAGTAGTTGCAATATCCCTATTGTATTTGATTCTCACCATCATAATTTCAACTCTAACAGTATTAAGCCAGTTGATGCTTCTAATCTTGCAGTTTCTACATGGGGTAAGATTAAACCTTTGCAACATCTATCCAACACCGAACCAGGCAAAGAAAATGCTGGCTTCAACGATAGAAGATCGCACTCACAATTAATTCACAATATTCCAGATTTTCAACTTCAGTATCTAGTTGAAGATTCTGTTGATATTGATATTGAAGCAAAAGCTAAAAATTTGGCAATAATTAAAATTAGAAAAGACTTTAAAGTGGAGTGTTAAATGAGAGAAGAGTATATACAAACCTTAACAACAAAATACCCAGAAATGTTTCTTGAAGATAACAAACTTAGGTGTGAAATATCTATTGGTGATGGATGGTATGAATTAATTAATTCTTGCTGTAATATTATAACTGAGCACATCAAGTGGAACCGTAAATATAATAAATGGGACGAGTCGATAACAGTTAAGTGTATTCAGATTAAAGAAAAATTTGGTGGCCTAAGATTCTATATTTATGGTGGAGATGAATTCTGTCGTGGAGTAATAAACATGACAGAATCTATGTCATACAAGACGTGTGAAAGTTGCGGCAACATTGGCTCCTTAAGAGAAGATGGCTGGATGAGAACGTTATGCGATTCTCACGAACAGGAAAGACGATGGAGGCAAAATGATAAATCCAAAACAGTTCTACCTGATAGTTGACAAGTGGGGAAACATAATTGCATATAGAGACTTTGATTGGAAGCCAAGTGACTGCTCTCCATATAAAGTATTCCAGTGGACAGGCATAACGTTTATTGAAGTTATTACAAAGGGATAAAAATGTATAAATTATTGATTTTGACAACAATTTTTTCTTGTGCTAGTATCGACAAAACAGAGATGAGAGAAAAATATAAGGAACCATCGTTTTGTAAAAATACTCTTCAACATGACATTCATAGAAATGAATGTCTGAGGTGATTTTGGAAAAGAAAAAAGTATTAATCATAGACGGCAATAATAACTATTTTAGAGCATATATTGTAGATCCAAGTGTTTCCACCAATGGTCAACCTATTGGTGGAATTACTGGTTTTTTAAAAATCCTCCAGAAACTTATTCGTGAAACAAATCCAAACAGAGTTGTTATATGTTGGGACGGTCAAGGAGGATCGGCTAAACGTAAAGGAATGAATAAGAATTATAAAGAAGGTAGAAAGCCTATTAGACTGAATAGAAATATAAAAAATCTATCAGAGAGTGAAGATATAGACAATAAAATTTGGCAAATGACAAGACTAGCAGAGTATATTAATACAATGCCTATTATTCAATTGCTATTAGATGGGGTGGAAGCAGATGATATCATTTCTGCTGTAGCTAACCACAAGAGTCTACAATCATACAATAAAGTGATTGTATCTAGTGATAAAGATTTTATTCAGCTATGTAACAATTCTACAATTTTGTATAGACCCGTACAACATGAAATCTTAAACAAGAATAAGGTTATTGAAGAATATGGAATTCACCCAAATAATTTCTGTCTTGCTAGAGCTTTGTCTGGTGATAAATCAGATAACATAGATGGTGTTGAAGGGATTGGTTTGCCTACTGTTGCTAAACGTTTTCCAATCCTATCAGAAGAAAAAGTTTATACAGTTGATGAGTTAGTAGATTATTGTATAAAAAGTGAATCAAAGGTAAAAGCTTACTCAAGCGTAGTAGAACAGCAGGATAAAATTAGAGACAATTATAAGATCATGCAACTGGCGATACCAAACATCTCGGTTCAAGATTCTATGAAAATAGATTATGCTATGGAAAATAGTGAGTGTACATTTAATAAACTTGATATCGTAAAGATGATGATTGAAGATGGATTTCCTTCTTTGAATTTAGACGAACTATTTATTCATCTAAAAAAGATTGTTCTTGAAAACTGTTAAATTGCGTGGTAGATTGTTGGAAATCTGGAGAGAAAATGGCCGAGAAAGATAACAAAAATTTTATCAATGAAAAAGCCTCATTTGAGAAGTTTGGAACTAAATTTCAAGAAAACCTAGTGCAACTAATGCTAGACGATAGAACCTTCTGTGATCAATTAACAGAAGTTATGGATATACATTTCTTAGATCTAAAATACCTAAGAGTCTTTGTTGAAAAGATGATTCAATACCGTAAAAAATATGGTACTCATCCGTCACGCGATACAATGACGATGATTCTAAGATCAGATATAGATAAAGAAAACGAAGTCACCCAGAAACAAGTACGTGATTTCTATGCAAGAGTACAAGCTAACGAGTTCAGTCTTGATGGTGAACAACATATCAAGGATGTATCGCTTGATTTCTGTAAAAAGCAGAAACTAAAAGAGGCGATGATTAAAAGCGTCGGCCTTATTCAGAACTCATCTTTTGATGAAGTAAGCAAGATTATCAATGATGCTCTAAAGCTTGGAATGGACAATGATCAAGGGTATGATTTTTTCCTTGACTTTGAAAAGCGTTTTGAGTTGAAAGCTAGAAATCCAATCAGCACTGGTTGGGAGCTAATTGATAATATTACAAAGGGTGGTTTAGGTAGAAGCGAGCTTGGTGTTGTTGTTGCTCCAACTGGTGCCGGAAAGAGCATGGCATTAGTTCATCTTGGAGCAGCAGCTTTACAAGCTGGATTGAACGTGGTACATTACACTCTGGAATTGCAAGATAAGGTTGTTGCTCTACGTTATGATTCCTGCATAACAGGCATCTCTCTACAAGACGTTAAAGAACAGAAAGATCAAGTTTGGGAGGGAATTAAAGACGTTAATGGTAAGCTTATTATTAAAGAATATCCTACAAAAAGCGCATCAACTAATACCCTCAAAAATCATCTTGAAAAACTAAAAAGACGAGAACATCGTGTTGATATGGTTATTGTTGATTACGGCGATCTACTTAAACCAGTTTCTGCACAAAAAGAGAAACGAAACGAACTAGAAAGCATCTATGAAGAATTACGTGGTCTTGCACAAACTTATGGATGTAGTATCTGGACTGCCTCTCAAACAAACCGGAGTGGATTGAATGCAGAAGTTATCACAATGGAAAGTATTTCAGAGGCGTTCAATAAGTGTTTCGTTGCTGACTTCATCTTCACGGTTTCTAGAACAATAAAAGATAAAAACACAAACGAAGGTCGGATCTTTGTTGCAAAGAATCGAAATGGACCCGATGGATTAGTATTCCCAATTTTTATGGATACAAGCAATGTCAAGATAAAAGTCCTAAGTCAGAGTACTGAAACCGCAACAGAAATTATGGAAAGTGCAACAAAAAAACAGGAAGAAGAACTACGTAAGAAATACAAGAATTATCGTAAAGAGCAAAAGGCATCTTAAAGGAGAATAAAATGAAAAAAGTGCTAATGTTTTCAGCTAGTTGGTGTGGTCCATGTCGTCAAGCAAAGCCAGTATTTAATCAACTAAAAGAGTCAAGAGCGGATGTAGAATTCCAGGTTGTAGACATTGATGAAAATCCAGTAATGGCAAATAATTTTAGCATCTCAGGCGTTCCTACATTTGTTGTTATGGAAGGTGATACTGAGGTACAGCGAATTGTTGGCGGTGGCAATGTAATGAAACTTAAGGAAGTTCTATGAAATCAGAAGAAGATATATTGAAAGAAATGGAGCTAAGAACAGGAAAAAAAATAGAATTTTCTCCTGTTCACTGGGATGAGTATAACAGCAGAGCAGTAAGATATATTATGGTAGATAGTCAAGTAAAAAATGATCAATCGTTGGTTGATTTAGCTTATGAAATTGCAAATGGAGAATAATTAAATGTCAAATTGGTCTAATCTAGCTAAGGTTGTATATAAAAGAACTTATGCACGTAAAGACAGTGGCCCATTAGAAAATTGGGACAATACTGTCGAGCGCGTTATTAGTGGAAATATTGCAGGACATAATGTAAGTGAGCAGGAAGTAAATCGCTTACGATATTACCTATCAGAACGTAAAGCTGGACCAGCTGGACGTGGTTGGTGGTATTCGGGTGCTCCATCACATAAAAAGCTAGGTGGTGTAGCATTAAATAATTGTTGGTTTACCGCTGGTGATGATTGGACCAATTTTGTTCTTGCTCAAGATCTACTTATGTTAGGTGGTGGAGTTGGTATGTCTGTTGAACACAGATTTGTCAGTAAGCTACCTAAAGTAAAAAACGGTGTACAAATTGTAAATCGTGATAGCAAAGATGCTGATTTTATTGTACCCGACAGCCGCGAAGGGTGGAATGAACTAACCCGACGTATTTTGGAGAGCTACTTTGTCACTGGTAAGTCTTTTAGCTATAGTACTGTATGCATTCGTCCTTCTGGTGAGCCTATACGCGGCTTTGGAGGTTCTTCGTCAGGTCCAAAACCTCTTATCTCGTTTGTCGAAAAACTATGTGGAATCCTCAACGCCAGAGGCGGAAAACACGTTAAACCTCTTGACGCTGCTGATATCCTGTGTTCAATTGCTGAGATGGTCGTTGCCGGTAATGTTCGTCGTTCAGCTATTATTATTCTCGGTGATCCTTGGGATAAAGAGTACCTAAAGGCTAAACGCTGGGATCTTGGTAATATTCCAACTCAAAGAGCGATGGCAAACTTCTCAGTTGTTGTAGATGACGTAGAAGACCTACATCCATTATTCTGGAAAACATATGAAGAGGGTGAACCATTTGGTATCGTTAATCGCACCAATATGCAAAAATATGCTAGAATGGGTGAGCTAAAGGCTGATAGTGCTGTTGGTGTTAATCCGTGCGCTGAAGCAACTCTTGAAGATGGTGAACCATGCAACCTACAAGAGATTTCACTACCAAATCTAGCAAATGAAGCTGAATTTGTTGAAGTTGCTCGCCTTATGCATCGTTGGGGCAAACGTGTAACTATGGAAAAGTATCATCAACCAAAATGTGATGCTGTTGTAAAGCGTAATCGTCGTATTGGAACTGGTATTACAGGTTGTTTACAGAGTCCATTATTTAAACCAGAGATTCTAGATCGCGCTTATGAGGCTATCCAAGATGAAAATCGTGAATACTCAAGACACCTAGGAATTCCAGAAAGTATCAGAACTACAGTAATTAAACCTTCTGGGACTATCTCAAAAGTATTTGATTGTTACGAGGGAATCCACCCAGGTTACTCCAGATACATCATTCAACGTGTAAGGTTTGCTGCAAATGATCCGCTTATTCCGCTATTGAAAGAAGCTGGTCACCACATGGAACCAACAATTCGTTTTGATGGTAGTCTTGATCACAACACTCTTGTTGTTGATTTCTATGTTGCAGCACCAGATGGTGCACCGGTTGCTGATGAGGATTGGACAACTTGGAAACAATTAGATGTTGTCAAGATGGCCCAAAAGCACTGGGCTGATCAATCTGTGTCTGTTACTGTTTACTACAAGCGTGAGGAAATTTCTCAACTAAAGAAATGGCTAGGAGAAAATTTGAAATATCTAAAAACTATTTCATTCCTATGTCACAGCGAACACGGATTCCTACAAGCTCCAAAAGAAAAGATCACCAAAGAACAATATGAAAAACTATCAGCTAAAATTAAGCCAATTAATGATGATGGTATCGGTGAAGGTGA